CTAAAAATACAATTAATTTAAGTGAATTAGGTTCTTCAGCTCATACACACGCTATAAGTGAATTAAGCGATTTCCCTACAAATGTAAGTTCATTCACAAATGATGCGGGCTATTTAACTGGTTATACTGACACAAATGTATATTTAACTGGAGCAACCGTAACTGGTACAACAACCAAATCTATTAATTTATTCCAAAGTGATGGTAGTTTGGTTCAAGCTAGTTTTACAGATTTACAAGGCTCAGGCGGTGGTGGTGACACTATAACTGGAGTTACATTTAATACATCAACTGGTGATTTAGATTTAGTAAGTACAGGTAGTACAATTACAGCTAATTTAGATGGAAGATATTCATTAACTGGTCATACACATAGTGAATATACCTTAGATTCAATATTCAATTCACATACTGGTGATACAAGCATTCATTTTACAAAAGGTAGTATTAATTTATCTGATTTAGGTAGTTCAGCACATACTCATACTATAAGTAACATAACAGACTTCCCAACCAACGTAAGTTATTTTACTAATGATAGTGGGTATTTAACTGGTTATACAGATACAAATGAGTATATTACTGATGGTACGTTTAATACATCAACTGGTAATTTAGACCTTATAACCAATTCAGGTACTACAATTACAGCTAATTTAGATGGAAGGTATTTGGACCTTTCAGCAGCAACAACTATAGTTGAAACATTAGTGGCGACTGGTGGTGAAACACAATGGGTTTTATCATCAACACCATCAAGTGGGTATTCTCGTACTCTGTTTAATGAAAATATTTACTTGGTTGAAAATGTTGATTGGTCCTTATCAGGTAATACCATAATATTCTCAGGAAGTTCATCACCTTTAATTTCTGGCGATGTAATTACATTTTATTATCATGATGTTAGCGCACCATTAGCTCAGTTAAATACATATGGTAGAGTTTTTGAAGATAGCGCACTTTCAGGGACTACAGATATAGATTGGGGTAGTTATGAAACATTTGTTTATACTCTATCAGGGGCAACTGTGTTTAGTGACATAAATCTACCATCAAATGGTAAAAGTAAAACAATAACAGTATATATGACAGGTAATTTTGCGCCAACATACCCGTCAGGCTGGAGTACATATATTAATGGTACATACAATGGGCTTGTTTTAAATACCATTGTGGTTGAATATGTAGCATCAAGCACCCCATTTTATAAAGTAATGATAACACAACCCGATTAAATTATGGTAGGAATTATAATAACACAAGAATTAAAAGATTTAAACATCGAATTGTTTAAAAATAACACAGTAAATAGCATCAGAATATTTTCAACAATACCTTCATCATTTTACTCAATAACATATTTTAATGGAAGTAGAACTGATGGTTATCACACATTAGATACTTCTATACATCAAGCTGATGGGTTTTATGAAGTAATAATACCAGTTTATGATAGTAGTATAGAAAAGCTCGGTGATATATTTTTTAGTCAGAGTAGTTTTACATATCCAGTAATAAGTAAAACAGAAATTGAAATTCAAAATGAAATATTAGCAACTTCAGATGAAAATAAACAAAATTTAATTAGAATTAAAACTGAAAAACTAATAATAACAAATGCACAAACTTATGATGATACGACAGCATTAGATAATTTTGGTTTATTTCCAATGTGGAAATATCCATTTGATTACCCTTTAGCTTATAAATGTCAAGATTTTAGTGGTACAACATTAAATCTTTACAAATGTGTACAAGCACATACAAGTCAAGCAGATTGGCGTCCAAAAGATGTTCCAGCGTTATTCACCAAAGTGGCTTATCCAGGTCAAATTCCTGTTTGGGTACAACCAACTGGAGCACAAGACGCCTATAATATTGGGGACCGAGTATATTATCCAACTGCTAATGATAGTGTATATGAAAGTTTAATAAATGCTAACGTTTGGAGTCCAACAGGATATCCAGCTGGATGGCAATTAATACCGTAAGTTATGAGTAAGAAAAAAATGTTATTAAATCCAACAATTGGAACTACTACTGATAGTTTGATGTTGTCTGCTGGCAACTTACAATTAAATCCTAATGATTTTACTGTTTATCCTTGGACTAGACCTTCAACAATAGTTACTCCAAATGTATTTGAAGGAAATACTATAAATGACGCACATAAATTGTCAGCGAGCATAAGCACATCTCAGCATGAATTGACTTCTTCTTCATCGCCTGTAATTGTTGGAAATATTTATGAATTTGTGGTTTTTGCAAAAGCAAACGAGTATGGTTATGTATCAGTAAACTGCGGATTTACAACATTTAGTGGTTGGAAAGTTGCTTCGTTTAACCTTTTTACTGGAACAGTAAATGGGGGCAACATGTCTAATATGACTATAGAGTCAAAAGGTAACGGATGGTACAGGTGTTCTGCTAGAGCAACTTGCACAAACAGCGGAAATACATCTTTTGGCATGAAACTAAGTGACAACGCATCTCAAGATTCGCAAGGGCCATTTTTTACAGGAGATGGTATTAGCGGAATTCAAATATGGGGTGCCGAATATTTTCAAGTATAAAAATGAAACCAACCCTATTAAGCAACGAGAACCTATGGTGCGGTTATTTTTTAACCTATGCGCAAAAACGAGAATTGTTAAACCAAACACCATGTACAGGAACCCCAGATTGTACATGTCCAGTAAAAGATTTATCAACAAATTGTTCTATATATAGCTAGTACGGGTGATTTAAAACAAGTAATATAACTATTTATAATAAATGATAGACGCTAGACACTTAAGACCTAATTTAACACCATCAAAATTGTTAGATTTACCCCAACATTTTGGTTGGGGTTTAAGTGCTTTTGATATGACACCAACGTCTGGGTTTGTTGAAACAGATATAATACCAAATAGATTTACATGTTCTGAAGTTAGAATATCGTTAACAAGTGGTGATACTAGCAGTATCGTTAGTGTTGATATTTATAGAAATGGAACTTCAATATTTGAAGTTCCAGTATCAATTGATATATCAGGCACAACAAGTGTTGGTTCGACAGCACCATACCTTTTTAATCTTAGTGCGTCAACTTTTAATTTTTTAGAGAATGATAGAATATATTTTTATGTATCAGGGGCAACTAATTGCTTAGGCTTAAAAGTTAAATTAATTGGTAATAGAATAATATAAATAATGATAGATAGTAAACATTTAAAACCGAATATACCTTCATCTAAATTCATTGAAATGCCCCAAGAATTTGGATGGGCGTTATCGTCTGCATTTGGGGTACCTACATCTGGGTTAACCGTTTCAGATAGGTTACCAAATGGTTTTGAATGTTCTGAAATAAAATTAACATTAACTAGCGGTGATACCAGTGGTATAGTATCAGTTGATATCCATAAAAATGGAACTTCTATATTTGAAGTTCCAGTATCAATTGATGTATCAGGTACAACTAGCGTTGGAGCAACCACACCATTTTTATTTACAAGTAGTGCAACTACTACAACCTTTTTAGATAATAATGAAGTTAAATTTTATGTTAGTGGCGCAACAGATTGTTTAGGGTTGAAAATTAAATTAATTGGTAATAGAATAATATAAATAATGATAGATAACGTACATTTAGAAGCAAATATACCTTCATCCAAATTACTTGAGATACCTCAAGAATTTGCGTGGGGTTTAAGTGACGATTTATCTACACCAACCAGTGGGTTGACTGAAGTGGATAGAATGGTTGGTAATTTTAGTTGTTCTGATGTTAGATTAAATTTAACAAGTGGTGATACTTCTTCTATTATTAGTATTGATATCCATAAAAATGGAACTTCTATATTTGAAGTTCCAGTATCAATTGATGTATCAGGTACAACTAGCGTTGGAGCAACCACACCATTTTTATTTACAAGTAGTGCAACTACTACAACCTTTTTAGATAATAATGAAGTTAAATTTTATGTTAGTGGTGCAACAGATTGTTTAGGGTTAAAGGTTAGAATGATTGGTAATAAAATAATAAATGGCTAAGTAGATAAGTATAAAGATGAGTTTAATAATAAATACATACAAGAGTTTTCCAAAAAATATTAACATTAATATTAATATTAATATTGATACCTTGTCATTGATTTATACCATTGAAATTGTGGGAGTTGTAATTTATTCAAACCCAAATGTAGATGTAAATACTTTAGAATTAACATATACAGCTTTAGACGCAACCGTTATTATCAATACAACAGTATTGATTGATACATTAGAATTAATATATTCTGTTGAAACAGTTGAAACAGTTGTAGTAATTACAGACCCAATACAAATGATTTCTGGGTTGATAGTTGATTTGAATAGTGCAAATATACTTAATGCTTCAGGTGATACAGCAACTGAAGGTCAAGAAATATACAATTGGGTTAATGCGGTAAATGATAATGGTGTGACAGGTGCAACTCAATATAGAACTGGTAGATACCCAATTATGCAAACAGTTAATGGTAATAAAGAAGTTAAATTTAATGGTAGCACTACTTTTTTAGAATTTGAAGTTGTACCCGATTTACATTTTGAAACTACCGATAGTTGGACTGTGTTATTTTTATTGGGTAGTGTAGTTGGTAATGGACCAATGTACCATAAAGGTGGTTCTGGTAACAGGCATATAGGAATATTTAATTTTAGTGTGTTTACATCATATACTTATCATCAATCAAATCAGCTAACCTCTAATTTATTAGCTAATGAGGTTGGTGCAGTTGACCATAATGGTGGTACAAGGCAAATGCGTATTTTTAGGGAGAATGTAACTGAATTAGATTATACAAATCTTAGTACTGTAACAAATACGCAAAATACCTTAATTGGTTGTAGACAAAATAATAGTGCTGATAACACTTCTTGGGCATTCTTTTATGGAGGTTCAATTAGAAGATTGTTAGTTTTTAATAGAGTGTTAACACCTGAAGAGAGAACAACCATATATAACGAATTAAAGGGCAGTTTATAGTAAAGTATTATCAGCTTCTGAAATAACTGATATTATAAATACTCATAGGGTAAATTAAAACATAGATTGGTAAACTAAACATTTACTTTACCTATTTATAAAACGGAGCATAAAACCCATTCATCGCTTTAGCGTGGATGGGCAGTTCACAATGTATAATAAATAAATAAATAAAACGAAAATGGCAAATGCAATTTACAACTCTTTTAAGAGAGACATCCAAAATGGAACTATCAATTTAACAGCTGATACCATTAATGTGATGTTAGTTACGAGTACTTACACTCCTAACATTGATACGCACACAAAGCGTTCAGATATAACAAACGAAGTTTCAGGTTCTGGATATACTTCTGGCGGTACTTCTTTAGTAACAACTGTAGTTAGTGCTGACACAACAAATGACAAAGGTGTTTTTGATGCCGATGACGTTTCTTGGACAGGCTCAACAATTACAGCAAGAGGTGCAGTTCTTTACAAATCTAGAGGTGGCGCAGCATCAGATGATGAATTAATCGCTTATTTAGATTTTGTAACGGATAAGGTATCAAGCGGTGGTAATTTTAATCTAGTATTTAACGTTAATGGTATATTGACTCTGGCGTAAATAATAAATGTTGTTATTATTTAATAACGTATATTTATAAATAAAGGAATATGCCAATATTATTAAAGAAAATAGATGGAAGTATACTATCATTAATTGGGCCTGATGGTGCTGATTACATAGGTAGTGTAATATTCATACAAAGTATTGTAGGTGAACTTGGTGTAGAAGATTACATCAAATTAACAGCATTGGAAGCTCTAACACAAGACTTTGGAAGTGTTGGCGATGCTGAATATTATGAAACAACACCAGTTTTATTTGGTCCTAACACATGCTCTAGTTATACAAATTTAAATTTATCGTTTTAATGAGATATCAAGAAAGAACATATATACAAACACCAATCAGTTGCGTTAGAAATAAGGTAATCAATATTGTTAGCATGAGTTCAGATTTATGTGAATTCAATGAACCCACATATGTAATGACTGGTGCTACAAATATATTTAGTGCTGATACGAGTGGTAATACAATTATGATAACAGGTGCTACAAGCTCTGATGATTATATTCATATTATTGATAGTGGAACCACATTTGATTTATCATTCGCATTTACTGGCAATGTGGAAACTTTCATTAATACTGATGCTTCATTTAAATATAACATTTATCGTTATACCCCAAATACTAACGTATTTACAACGCCAGCAATTTTTTCATCTGGCCCTATTGAGTGGTCAACCTTTAGCGCATCAACTGGGTTTACTGATAGTTTATTAGAAAGTGAATTTGTTGTTGATGGTCAATATATAATAAAAGGTAGTTACGAATTTACGTCTTGCACTGATTATTTATTTGAATTAGGTGATACCAAAGATACAACTTTACCATTGGTTGGGGATTATTATAATATATATAACTCTAATTTTGATAATTATTTTGCTTTAATAAGCAAAGCTATAAAACCAATTTTTAGTTCAACCCCAACAGACCCAACTAGTATAGGTACGTTAATTGTTGAATCAACAATATTTGATGGTGTTGATGTACCCGTAGTTGATGAAGTAACCACGGAAAATACATGGGTTGGAAATGTAATAGTGTCATTAAATGGTATTACATTAGCTGAAGATGAAGATTTTACTACCGTAGACGACACAATATTTTTTGGGGCACCGATAAGTTTAGATGACGTAGTAACTGTAGCGTATGTTAATAGTGGAACTGGCAATGGCCTTACTTCTGAATCATTTATTGTAACAGCACCAATAGCTTCGGGTGCAACCGATGGTGAGGGTACTAATATATATTATTACAATACTGACATAAATAAAATTGAGATTTATATGTTAACGGAACCAGTAATTTTTAATGATGTTATAGTAACACTTAACGGTGTTACATTAGCTAATGGAGTTGACTATTATCAATCAACGGCAAACCCTAAGAGGATAATACTTAATGGTCTTATATACGATACGGATGTAATGACTATTTCATATAATGCATATGCTGGTATTTCTGGAATTATTTATACTAACATTTTTGATATCTACTGGGGTGTAGACCCAGCACCAATAAATATCAATGGGTTATTTACCGCTTTGGTAGCAACTGACAATTCATTTTCTGCTGGAACTGTAGTATATAGTGCGACAACACCTTATGTTGCAAATGAGAGTACGTATTCAGTTAATATTAATTTAAGTGGTTATACTGGAACAACAGTGGTATATAAAGTAATAAACCAAAAAGACTTTACATTAATCAACGGTGATGTAATTTCAACAATAACAGATAGTGATATTATACCAATAACACTTCAATTATAAAAAAAATAAAATAATTTATTGATTTATTTATATTTATAAGTAAGATACATATACAACAGAAACGTTATGAGTTATATAATTAAAAGTACATCACCCTTTGCTAGTACAAAGTTAACCGAAACAGGTAGAGAAAAAATTGCCAGAGGACAATTAAATTTCACTAGTTGGTCTATTGGTGACTCTGAAATTAATTATGTTAGAGAAGGAGAAATTCAAGATGCAGTTATAACTGGCACTACCAGTAAAATACTAAGACCTAAAGATAAACAGCCTAATTTAAAATATTTTATTAGTAATTCTTCAGGTACAGCCGCATTTAATTTTGGTTCTGGCGATATTAGATGTATAAAAGCTACAGTGAATAATCAAGCCGCTGAAAGAGGATTTTTTAGTGGTACTTCGTTATATGACTATACAGCAATTACAGGTGAAACTATGTCAAATTATATTAGACTAGTTAGAGAATTACCAGCTACCACACTTGCTGGTGGTACTACATTAAATCTTGGAGCTTCTGATGCCGCTGTAGGTGATGTAATATTATTAAAAATAGGTTATTCTGATTTAACCAACGTAACCCCAACGGCACATTTATGGTTTAAAGTTCAAGCGACTGGTGCTACATCAGTAACAGTAGATAGAGTATTACCTACAATAGGTAGTGATGCAACAATGGCCATTGTTTATAAAGGTGGTGAATTAGATACTTTAGAAGCCCCACAAATTGCTTATTGGGATACAGGTACATTATCATTTGATGCTTCAGGTTGTACAACAACAATGATTGATGTCCCAATTTGGAATATGAACATTCCTTTTGCTGAAAATATTCTTGGAACACCAACAACTGGAACAACTGAAGAATTTAATCGTTATGGTTCATATGATTTAATGGGTGAAAAAAATAATTATTTATATCCATCAACAGATGCTTTCCTTAAATCAGTTGCAATTATACATTATTCAAATAAAACAATTTCAAACCTATATGGTGAGTTTTTACATATAGATGGTATAACAAAAAGCGTTAAATTACATTTACCTACTTTGATGTATCATAGAAGAGATGTATTTACTGGAACTACAGGTGGTGAAATGGGAATGACATTTATTGCTAGTGGTACTTCAGTATCAGTAGGTTCTAATGGTTTATCATATGTTCCATTAATAGAAGATGCGACTTATGTCACTGGCAGTACAGTAACTTCAGTTGGTAGAGTTTATCCAGATTTAAAAATAGTTGTTATAGACAACCCAGAAGTAGTTGCAGCAATTTCGTACAAATCAAATAGAAATTGGACGTTACCAGCGTTAAATTTAGCACTTACAAACGCAACATCAGGACCAACCAATGGTTTATTACCTGTTAATTCAACAATATATGTTACATATGCAGTAGATAATGAAAGTGGAAGTGGAATAACTCCAGCATTACCAAGTCAAAATTTTGCAACAATAACAAATACAACTACATCATCTAAAGACGTATCATTTAATATTGAAGCTACTGATTTATTTCCTTATATGCAAAGTGGTACAACAAGTGGTGGTTTTTATGCTGATACATTTAAAGTGATATATCAAATAACTACCGATGGTGCTAGACCTACATCTGGTAATTGGAAAGTGTTGGATTATACCACATCAGTTGTTGCTGGTGGTGGAATTATGAATCCAGCTGATTTAGAAACACAAAACCCACTAGCGGTTGTTTCAGGTGGAGATATATTACAATTAACAAAAACTAAAGATTTAACTGCACCAATTTATTCAGTTGTGAGTACGTTAACAATGCCAGATAAAACAACACCAGAGATATTACAATTTGGTGATGAAAGGTTCTTTTATGGAAATATAGAATCCTTTATAGGTGCAACAATTTTTAAAACAATTTTTAAAATCTCAATCAATGCTAGTGATTTTACTTCAACAACTAACCTCACTAGGGTTAGTGGTGTAAACCCACCTAATATAAGAGTTAGCGAAGTTGGTGTTTATAACTCTGATGGAGATTTAGTAATAATAAGTAAACTTAGTGTTCCAGTTGAACTAACACCAGGTAAGACAATGATTCTAGAATTATCAATGGATTTTTAAGATATGGGATTTATAGCAAGCGCACAGACAGTAACGATAACAGCCAAATTAACACCTTTTGGTAGACAACAACTATTAACCAATAGTAGTAGCATTATAACACAATTTAGTTTGGGCGATAGTGATGCTAATTATTATGGTACAGCAACTTTAGAAAGAGGTAAGGTACCATCATTAGCGGGTGAAGTAGGTAGTAATAATTTATTTAGCAATGGTGTTTATTCAGGTGTTGGAATAAAATCTCCAATTACAGTTAACTCTACTGGTGTTACAAAAAAGGCTGTTCAAGCTGGTTCTAGTTCTGTCATAATAACTCCTAAATTAATTGGATTAACAGCTCTTACAGATACATTTTTAACACAGTTAACTATTAATAGAACTTTAGGTGCTACTGATGGTAATACTAACCTATTTCATACATTCGGATTACCTATAACACAAGCTGATAAAAACAAATATACTACATTTGTTTCACCAACAGGTTATTTAGATACAGCAATTGCTGGGTTTAATAAAGATTCAGTGTTGGTGATTGCAATTGATAATTGTAGTTATGGTGAAATTTTGGATGGTAAAAATGTTAAAATTGAGATAGAATCTAGTGGTGCCACATCTTATACAGGATATACGACATTCCAAAAAAGTCTTACACCTTTAACAAGCGTTGATTCCCAAGTTAGAGAATTATTAGAGTTAGGTACAGCTATTGGTAATAACGTAGCATTTATATTCTCTGACCAAATACGAAGACCTAATGGTAATGCAGCTAAAAGTTGGGCTACTGGGTTTAATACGGTTAAACCATTTAGCACCAATAATAAAGAATTATTTAATGCTAAATCAGTTCCATCAACAAGTACAAATGTTGATGAAGCGATAGGTATCGCTTATCTAGATAGAGGTATTATTGTTATAACACATCCTGATATTGTAGGTGCTTACGTACCATCTGGAACAACGATAACATATAATAGCATTTCGAATGAAGTTGCTCAAAATATTACATGTATTGTTGAAAGAGGTGAATTCGCTTCAACAAATAATAGAACTTATACTACTGGTGAATCACTTAGAGTTACTGAAGTTGCGTTATATGATACATTTAATAATGTGATAGCATTTGCTAAAAGTAATGAGCATATTCTTATCGGTGCTAATCAATATATGGCATTAGGTGTTAGAATTTTAGTATAAAATATTTACTTATTTTTTTTATTTAGTATATTCCCTTATAAATTTATAATTATGAAGGAAAAACAAGAATTTATCCTTGGTTTAGACGTTTCAACAAAAACCATTGGTATTGCGTTATACGAGAATTTAGGTGAAAAAGGTAAATTAACTGCCTTGACTCACGTTACCCCTAAAATAAAACCACTACCACCTACAAAAACACAAGAATTATTTGAGAAATGTGATATTTTTGATGAACAATGTTTAGATAAATACAAAAGTTTTAATATCACAAGAGTAATAATTGAAGAACCTTTATTAAGGTCTAATAATGTGAATACAGTAGGAACGTTATTACGATTTAATGGTATGATTTCAAGAGCAGTTTATAAAAAATTAGGTGTTGTACCTGATTTTATTTCATCATTTGACTCTAGAAAATATGCCTTTCCTGAATTAATGGCTGTTAGAACTCATAATAAAAAGGGTGAAAAATATCCAGAAAAAGATATAGAAAAGAAAAGTAAATTAAAACAAACAACTCTTTTCGGGGCTTTCGATTGGGATGTTGATAAAAAAACAATTATTTGGGAAAAGGTTGCATATCTATATCCACAAATTACATGGCTATACAATAGGAATCAAGTATTGGCTAAAGAAAATTATGATATGAGTGATAGTGCTACATGTGTACTAGGGTTTATGAGTTTAATTGGTGAGTGGCCAATAGAAAAAAGATAAACGGCAACTAAATCGGCAATCATTGCCGATTTTTTTATTTTGTTTGGTTTTTAATTAAATTTTTAGTATATTTGCATAATGTCAATGATTGTAAATATATTAGAAAACTTCTTAGGAACCCCTCACTCGCATTATGAGAACAAATCTCAAGTGCAGTTTGACTGCCCTATGTGTTCTGCTGAGAAGAATAAATATGAAGGTGATGGTAAAGGTAATCTAGCAATCAACTACGAAAAAGGTGTTTATAAATGTTGGAATTGCTGGGAAAGAAATAATATGCATGGCTCTTTATTATATTTGATAAGAAAATATGGTAATAAACAACACCTTAAAGATTATTTGCTTATCGCACCTAAAATCATTAAAGATAGAAGTAAAGAAGAGAAAGATGATATTCTAATAGATGTAAAATTACCTGAATCTTTTAGAGCTTTTAGTGATAGCACTTCTTATAATACAAATCACAATGATGCATATCGCTATGTTAAGGGTAGAGGAATAGATAATAACATTCTCCATAAATTTAATATAGGTTATACTTGTGATGGTAAACATAAAGATAGAATTGTAATCCCTTCATACGATATTAACGGTGAATTAAATTATTATATTGCTAGGTCATTCAATAAGTGGAATAAAACCAAATATTTAAACCCAGAATCTGATGTTGAAGCCAAAAATAAGAATGAGATTATCTTCAATGAACATAAAGTTAATTGGGATTCAACAATTTATTTAGTGGAAGGTGCCTTCGACCATATCGTAACACCCAATTCAATACCTTTATTAGGTAAATTCATTTCAGATAAATTATTTCATGCGTTACAAACCAAAGCAATGGGTAAAGTTGTTATTGTATTAGATGGTGGTGCTGAGGAAAGAAAAGATATGATACTTTTATATAAAAAGTTAAATACTTTAAATCTATATAATAGAGTTAGAGTTGTTTATCTTGAAGATAAAATGGACTTATCATTAATTTATCAAAAACAAGGGCCTAGAGGTATTTTAAGGAATTTAAGACAGGCTGTGAAACTTAAAGAAAGTCGTCTTTAGAAACTATAATCATCAAATCCTTGATAATCTGAAGTACCAATGTTAAATGAATTCGATTGAAACTGTTTAATTGATATTAAGTTAACACCTTTACCTTTATTTTTTAATGTAATTTCTTTTTCATTAGGGTATTGCATATTATATTTGAAAGTCTCGATTACATCAATATCGTTTTTATTCGCTTTAACTGTTAAAATAAATGGTTGACCTTTACTGTTTAAATGTGGTTCGGTATAATGAGAACCATCTAAATCATTTTTACTAAGAACATAATGAGAACCTAATTGGATTGTGTTTAAATCATTTTTATTTTCTAAAAACACAACTCTATATAAAGTTAAAGTATTCGGTAATTTATTAAACATGTTAATTAGATTTTTAAGGTTTTCTTTATTAACATCTAAATCATCGTGAGCACCATATTTTAAAAACTCATTATAATTAATTCCCTCTTTAACCATACCAATTTCATATTCATCATCATCAACACCTTCGGTATTTGCATGATGATATGTTAATTCTTCATCCACATTATCACCCTTACCCATTATAAAATCTTCATAATACATTTGTAATTGTTTTTCGTTTTGAAAATATTTAACATCATCAGATGGGCTATAATTTACCATTTCCCTACCTTTTATGATAACACCGTCATACCCCATTTTTTGCATTTCACCTTCTATTGTAGAATTTTTAAAAAACGCTCTTTGGTCTGGAAATTTCCCAGTTGAATATTTCATGAATAAATTTCTTTGAGACCATATCTCCCATTCATTTAATGAGTTTACAACTAAAGGTGTTTTAGGTATAGCACCAATTAAGAAATATACAGTCCCGTATTCTTTAGCCAAAGCTCTATTCCCTAAAGGAGTGACATATAACCCTAACCCAAGCATTCCACCACCGCCATTTGCTTGTCCTACATTTTGGACACCTCTAATGGTTACGTTTTTACGTTTCCATTTTAAATACTCCCTGTGGTCATATTCAACTGCCTCATATATATTAAGTAATTTCATTCTACTTTTTCTATTAATTTAATACTATTCGGATTAAACATAATTATATGCTTCTCACCAACCCAATCACTAGGTGGGTCAACAACCAATCCATCATAACCTAATTTAGTCATACTTTTAAGATAACGAAGTGGTGTATGTTGATACCACCCATTTAAAATATTAAAGAATACCCCAGCTTCATCACCAGCTGAAAAAGCAGCTCTTAACGCTTTTTGAAGCCCTTTTTGTGGGTCTTCATCCCAATTTTGTGCTTCCATTTCCCATTCATCTGCATCTTCACCACTCATTTTCATAAGTGTTATAATTTCTTGTTTATTAACTTTATAAGAGGGTGTATCGGTTTCTATGAACCTACCAGTTAATTCAACCTTATATACATTCTTACCGAACATTCTAGCGTTTTCAAAACTTGTGGCGAAATAAATACCTGGCCCATGATGTTGTGTAACACCTTCACCATCTACGAAACTATCTGAAAACTTCTTTATATCATGGTCAGTACCATGATATGCAATAAACGTTTTGGATATTGATTCGGATAAAATATTTTCGTATAAGTTTCTTAATTTCATTATACTTTATTTAGCATAAATTTGGCGTTAGGAAATAAAACTATTTCCCCACTATCACCATTAGGTAAAACACATATAATTGCGTCATACCCTAACTTCATTAATTTTTTTGTTAAAGATTTCCCTTTAGATTTAAATTTATTTGATAATTCATTTTTATATTTAATTAAATTATTATCATTAACATTTATATATAAAGGGTTTTGTAAATAAGCCATTCCTACGGCATAATTTCCAGTTATTTCCCCATCAAAATCTTTTTCAGTAACATAAATTCCACTAGGTTCAACATCTTGACCAAAACGACTTCCCATATATGGAGCCTTTTCTAAATTTTTCATTATCTTTAGTTGAACTGATTCATTTAAAACACTTATATATAAATCGTTTAATTTCATTATACTTTAAATTGTCTATTGGTTGTTGAGAAATTCTTTTTTCTCATGATGGTTTTACTCATAAGTTGAATTTCATTTCTAGACTTATCAACACGTAAAACAAAAGGTACGTTTATATTATTATTTAAATCAATTATAACAGCTTCAGCTTCTTTATTATAATTCTTTAAACCTTGGCCATGTTTTTTGTATAAACGACTGAATGTATTTATCACTTCTTCACCTTCAATTTCTTCACCATTTCTAGGGTCATTGGCTCTATCCAAAAAATGATTGGAAAATTCAATGTCAATATTAAGACTCTTAAACAAATCATCTAAGTAATCTTCAATTTTCTTTAACCCAGAATTACTGATGTATTCATTCACTACGGATTCAAATATATTACTTAATTTCATAATAACCAATTCTTTTTAATAAATATTTGTTTTTATAGTAAAAATTTAGTATAATTGCGTAAAATGATAATATATGGTAAAAGAATTTGTTGGCCCAGTTTATTTGGAGCCAATTGAACATGTTTATATTCATAGACAAACAGGTAAACGTTATGGTTCAGTAACCCAAATGTTAGGCTCAATTGAGCATGAATTTGAAACTGAATTGGTTGCAGAAAGAATATCAATGCAGCGAGATGACGACCCTAAGAAGAATCCTGATTACCATGGTATGACCATGGAACAAATTTTAGATTATTGGCAATACTTGAATGATAGTGCCAACGAATACGGAACATATGTTCATGAAACAGTTGAAACGTATCTTTTAAAACAAAAATGGTGGTATCCAACAGATGAGTTGCAGAAAGCTGTTATAAAGGCGTATAATGAATTAGAAGTTGATGAAGGTAAGTGTGTATACCCAGAGCGAATTATGTTTTCGGAAAAATATAGTCTAGCGGGGACTGCCGATTTAAAAATTGATATTGATGATGAATGGTTTGATATTGGAGATTGGAAAGGGTTACCAATTGATACCCCAATATTCACTAATAATGGATGGAAAACTATGGGTAGTGTATCATATGGTGATAAAGTTTATGACATGGATGGTAATCTATGTGATATATTACATTTTTCTGGGGTAAAAAATAAAGATTGTTTTGAAATTGAATTTGATAATGGTGAAATAATTATCGCAGATTACGAACATAGATGGTTAATATCTTTTATGCGTGATGGTAATTTTACTGATAAAGTTATGACTACTGATGAACTATTCGACTATACCACTGAATTAAATAAAAGTAATAAAAGATGGTCGCATAAAATACCTAAAATTAAGATAACCAAACCGTTAAATAATCCGAATATCACATTACCCTTAGACCCTTATTTGTTAGGTGTATGGTTAGGTGATGGGCATAAAACTGACACCAAGATAACTAATATGAATAAAAAAATGTGGTTAGAATTGGAAAGACGTGGTTATGAATTAGGTGGTGATGTAAGCCAAGGTGGTTCTGGTAAAGCTCAAACTAGAACAGTTTTAAATGTGAGTAATATATTTAATGAATTAAATTTAATTCAAAATAAGCATATACCAGATATATTTTTAATGGCATCACATGAACAACGGCTTGATTTATTGCGTGGGTTTATGGATACCGATGGTCATTATAATTCATCACGTAAAAGATTTGTTATGTCAACAACTAGAGAGTGGCAAGCAAATGAATTTAATAAATTAGTATCATCATTAGGTATTAAAACAACAGTAATTAGGTATAAGAAAAAAGCTATGGGTAAAATTATTAATGTAATTGATATTTGTTTTAGTACTAACAATTTAAACCCATTTTTAACTAGAGATGATTTAAAAATTGAATATACTAAGATAAATAATAAAACGTTTAAAAATATTGTTTCAGTTAAAAAAGTGAAATCAGTACCAACTAGATGTATTGAAGTTGATAGCCCAAGTAGTACTTTTTTATATGGCTATAATTTTGGTGTAACACATAACACTAATAAAAGGTTTGAGTTTTATAGCCCATTTGGTCAAACACTTAAAAAACCTTTCAACCATTTACAACAATGTCATCATTCAACATATAGTTTACAGTTAAGTGTGTACGCTAAAATGTGTGAGGAAGAAACTGGAATGAAATGTAGACAAATATGGATAGGATATTGGAGTAGGGAAACTGAAAAGTTTACTAGAATCCCAATTACATATCTTAAACACGAAGCAACACAACTATTGGAGCTTCACAAATATAATAAAGAAATAGCTACTTAATTATGGTAAAGAAAATAATACATTGCGCTGATTATTGAGTTATTGTTTTAAATTTTTTATATTTTCTATCTAAACCTATATTATCATAATTTTTGTATATATACTCACCTAATTTAATAATTCCATCTTTATTGGTTATTCTTAAGTAAGATGAGGATGATTTTAAATTTTTATTTCTTTTTATTTTATAATTGATTTGTAATTCATCACATAAAGATTCGAAATAACCCCAATCTTGTTCATATGTTGACGCTAAAGCAAATTGTCTTAATGTTGAGCCTAATTTTGGTTTATAATAATAAAAACAACCATCACCATCAATTAACCCTCGAAACCAATAATGTTTTAATTTATTCATTCTAAGTCATTCATATTAAATAAATATGAAAAAAACATGAAAAAAACTTGTTAAAGTTTTAAAAATGTAGTATAATTGCCTTAAATATATAAAATATGGCAGTACTTAAGGTAATTCATTGCGCAGACATACATATCAGAACATTTAGAATGCATGAAGAGTATAAAGAAGCTTTTCAAAAGTTTATCGATGAAGTAAAAGATTACTGCAAAGACTTTGATTATGAAGAAATTAGAATTGCGGTAGTTGGTGATTTGGTTCACCAGAAAATTACAATATCCAATGAACAATTAATACTTAGTTGTTGGTTTCTTAATGAGTTATCAAAAATAGGTAAAGTTGTTATCGTTGCTGGTAACCATGACTTATTAGAAAACAACCGAGATAGGGTTGATAGTATTTCCCCAATGATTCAATTATTGGATAATGAAAATATAGCTTATTATAAAGAAAGTAAATGTTATACCGATGAAAACATTGTTTGGTGCAATTATTCGATTTTTGAAGAGAACTCTAGACCTGACATTGAGAGGTACGTAGTTGATAATCAACCAGATGAAGAAGTTACTTTTGTTGGGTTATATCATGCACCACTTGTTGGCGCATCTACCGATATTGGGTATGAGTTTAGTGAAGGTACAACGTTAGAGCATTTCGAAGGGTGTGATATGGTATTGTTAGGCGACATTCATAAAAGACAAGCGTTTGATTATAAAGGAACCCCAATAGCTTACCCATCATCACTTATTCAACAGAATTTTGGTGAAACGGTAAGTAAACATGGTTATTTAATTTGGGATGTTGAATCTAGAACGTATATTGAAAGGGATATAACAACAAGATACGGTTTTTATCAATTTAAAATAAAATCATTGGATGATATTGAAAACGAAAATGAAATTTTAACAAATGAATAAATTTTAACAAATAAATAAATTTTAACAAATAAATAAATTTTAACAAATGAATAAATGTGAAATTACTGAAAAATGGAAGAATCTAGGGTTTTTAGATGGGTTATCTTTATCTGATAAACAAAACTTTGAGTTAGCTCAAGCAATGGAATATGCGGCTAAAATTTTAATACGTGATGGTAAGAAATGTAATCGAAAATATAACGATAAAGTAGATATAATAACATTCCCAATATTGAGGTTATTGATAGATAAACATGAGATGAGTAAACCGTTTATTCTACATTTGTTAGAAAAACTTAAAAAATTAACTGAAAGTTCGGTTTATGATGGTATTGAAGATTTACATCCTAGTACTGGAGTAGACCCCGAAGTTGAATTAATAAGACTTTTTGTAGAATTACATTATGGAAAATAATATGCGCACAAAAAAAAGATTATGATGATTATATCTTTATCATAAATCAACGAGTTGATAAAATTAGAGGTTCAATAGCTACTTTACATGAATATGAATGGATTGCTAGATTAACTTACGAACAGTGGTTAAAATACTTAAAAGGTGATTTAAAAATTAATGACCCATTAGATGTTACTGATGTTATTCGTTCTAGAGAATTTAGATATTATTTTAATGTTGGTGAAATAGTGAAATTGGATTTTACGGTTATGACTAAAGAACAAAAAGAGTTTTATAAAGATTTAGAAGGTATGCATGCTGTTGTAACTAAATGTTGGTCTGATTTACATGCTTTTTCTTGTGGTTCTAGTTATGACCATGAATTAAGGTTTGAAAACGGTGTTGAATCACCTATAAAACCACTAAAATATTGCCCACATACATTTGAACCTCCTTTATGGCGTGTCCGAACTTATATGATAATAGGTGTAAGTGAAGATGAGAAGAAATACTATAAAAAAGAATTTGAAAATAGAACCCCAAATCAAAAACTTTGGTGGTACGTTACACCTAATAGTTGGTTAAATGATAAATAAAGAACTTTTAAAGGAAATAGAAGCGTATTGTGAACTTAACGAATTGGAAGTCCCTAAAACGCTAAATGAGGCACTTAGAAGCGGTTTTACGATACTTAAGTATGGAATGGGTCCGAATACAGCTAAACCTAAAGAAAGGGTCATAGAGGTCATTAAAGAGGTTATTAAAGAAGTGCCTGTCGAAGTAATAAAAGAGGTTGAAGTCATAAAGGAGGTTCCAGTTGATAGAATTGTGGAGATTATAAAAGAAATTGAAGTAATAAAGGAAGTGCCAGTTGATAGGGAAGTGATAAAAGAGGTCGCTGTTGATAGAGAAGTCATAAAAGAAGTCCCAGTAGAAAAAAGTATTAACATTAATGTTGATGGCCATAAAATAAGTTATATGGAATACATTGACCAATTGAATGTTACTATAAGTGAATTAGAAGTTAATAAAAAGAAAACATCCAAAGAATTATTGGATATTAATAATAAAGCTGATAACCTTCAAAAAGAATTATCAGACTATAAATCCAGATTAGATAAATGCCTTAAAGAGAAGGCATCTGGGTTAGATTTATACGGAGAATAATGAATAAAAAAATAGTAGTACCAGAGAATGCTAGAGTAAAAGTTTATTGGGATGATAGGCCTGAGAACTATTCTAGACAAGCTAAATTAAATGTAGGAAATTACTTTAGTAAAAAATATGGGATAAGTAAAAATAACATAAATGTAGTTTACAGACCTGTTAAAATTGGTAAAAATGGTGAAGTGATAGAAATTAGCGGTGCTGGAATTGAAAATATTCTAGATAGAAACTATCAACTTGAATTAATGAAAGAATGGTTTAAGCGTGAAAAGAAAACCATAGATTTTAACCGTATTATTGATTTAGATAAAAAAGTTAATGACGCACTAGATAATCAAAGTGAGATTATTAACAATAGGTCTTGGGAATTAAAATGGTTATTCATTGATAATTTCCTATGTTTCGGTGAAAAAAACTTCGTATCATTTGGCAGATTAAAAGGGCTTAATATTGTAACTTCAGAACCAGCAAATCAAGGTGGTAAATGCTTACGTGGTGATTCTAAAATTAAAATTAATTTTAGTGTTGATAAAATAATAGAAAAGTTAGGGTTTTTACCAGAAGAATTAAAGTAATTTAAGCAGCTCTTTACCTTTTTGATTAAATGGTTATATTTATTTATAAATATTTAATCATGGGTAAAGTTTATAGATTTAATGAAAATGAAATAAAAGATATTATTAAAATGTATGTGGAAGATTTTGAATCAACAAATAATGTCGCTAAAAAATATAAAGTTGATAGTAGTGTCATATCTAAAAGATTAATAGATAATAACATTATTTTAGCTAAAGGTTCTGCGTATTCTGAACAATATTGGTTAGATAGGGGTATGGATAAAACTGATATTAAAAATCATATTAAAACATTAAGACCAGTAAATAAAGAATATTGGTTAAAGTTAGGTTATACCGAAGAAGAAAGTATATTACAAATAGAAGGTCAAAAATTGGTTTCAGAAAGAGGTTGTGTTGCTAGGTATGGCAAAATTGAGGGTAAACGTATTTGGAAAGAAAGGGAAGATAAAAGAAGTAAAAATGGTAAAAAAGGCTCTACAAGTTTAGAATATTGGATTAATAAAGGGTATTCAGAAAAAGAGGCTAAAATTAAGCGAAGTGAAAGGCAAAAAACGTTTTCAAAAAAAAAATGTATCGAAAAATATGGTAAAAAAGAAGGTTTAATTATTTTTACTGAAAGACAATGTAAATGGCAAAAAACGTTATATAAAAATGGGAAATTAAAATCTGGGTATTCGGGTATTTCACAAGAATTATTTTTTGAAATAATTAAATATGTTGATGATACTAAATTATTAAATCAAATATTTTTTGCTGAAAAAGGTGGTGAGTATGTAATGGATAGTGAATATGGATTTTATAGGTTTGATTATGTAGACACCAAAAATAAAAAAATTGTTGAATATAATGGTGACCAATATCATGGGAACCCAAATAAATACATTGCTGAAGACACACCGCATCCATTTAGAAAAGATATAACAGCACAAGAAATGTGGGATAATGATAAACGAAAAATAGATTTGGCTAAAGAAAATGGGTTTGATGTATTAATAATTTGGGACTCGGAATATAGGTTAGGTAATAAACAAGATATAATAAATAAATGTATAAAATTTTTAAATTACAATAAATGATTAAAGAAATAGAGATAGGTAAATTAAACGATTTATTGAAAAAATACCCACAATTATTACCCAATGATTTCCAAGTTGATACACCATATGGTTTTCATGATATTGAATGGTGTGGTATAACTGAGGAAAATGCTGAAGTTTATCGATGTGAATTAGAGGATGGTAAATATGTTGAAGGGGCTGATTATCATAGATTAAAAAAAGAAGATGGTAAATTTACAACATTAAAGGGTATTGAAGTTGGAACTCCAATACAAATAATTGGGGGTAAAACATCTAATGTTAAATCCATTGAATTATTAGAAAAACGTGATACCTTATATGATATTCAAGTAGCAAAAGTTCAACAATATTATTCAAATGATATGGTATCACATAACACAACTTTCAGTGTTGACGCCATTAAATTTTTATTATTTGGTAGAACTACAAAGACTGATAAAAATGAGCAAATATTTAACACTTACACTGATAAAAATACGTTGGTAGTAAGAGGTATGTTTGAAATTGAAGGTCAAGAAACTATTATTGAACGTAAATTAAGTCGTAGTGCTAAAAAATCTGGTGGTTGGACTGTAGTTAATAAAGTTAATTATTATAAACTACTCCCTGATGGTGAAGAGGTTTTATTAAATGATGAAGATTCCAAAAAAACAAGTGAAGTAATAAAAGATAATATTGGTGATGAAACTGATTTTGATATCACTATATTAGCTACCGCTAGAAACTTAGAAGATTTAGTTGATGCCAAACCAACTGAAAGTGGTAGGTTGTTAACTAAATTTATTGGGTTAGAAGTTATTGAAAATAAAGAAATCATTGCCAAACAAATGAATTCAGATTTTAATAAGACTAAAAAGGGTAATCACTATAACGTAGTTTCCCTATTAACGGATAACACAACCAATGAAGAAAATATTAAATTATATTCTGACCATTTAAAAACCCATAAAGAAAATCTATCAGTTGTTGAAAGTACGATAGGTAAATTAGATAATGAGAAAGACCGTTTATTAAATAGTAAATTAAAAGTTGATGTTGAAATTTCTCAGTTAAATCCAGAAACGATTCAAACAGAAATTGACCGTATAACAGATAGGGGTTTAGAGTTTAAAGAAAGAATCAAAGAATATGAAGCTAAAATCAAAGAAATTGCAAATATTTCATATGATGAATATTTATACGATGAATTAGAGAAGAAAAGTAGAGATTTAACAATTAAGATTGGTGGGTTAGAAAATGATGTAGTACAATTTGGTAAGGTTATTGCTGATTTAGAGAATAGCGAAATTTGTCAAGCCTGTAAACGGCCATTAGATGATGTAGATAATTCACAATCAATAGCTGATTATAAAGCAAAGATTGGTAGTACTAGAGTCTCAATTGAAGCGTTAAAAATAGATTTGGCTGAAATCGATGGTTCTATATCTAAAATGAAGGAAAATAGAGAAATCGTAGATAGAAGAAATAGATTAGAACTGGAGAAAGATAAGGCTGAAGTTGAGATTGGTTCTTTAAGAAATAAAATGATGGATAAGAAAGCCGATTTGAAAAAATACAAGGCTAATGAAGAAGCTATCAAAACCAATATTAATATTGAGGCTGACATATCGGCAGTAAAAACCAACTTAATTGTTGAGAATAGACAAAAAGATGATGTAAATCAAAAAATTTATTCTACACAAACAGCAATTACAGCGGCTGAACAACAAATCATCATGAATGATAAGATGATTAAAACACTTAAGAAAGAAGAAGAAATTGAAAAGGTGTTTAAAGTTTATCTAGAGATGGTTGGTAAAAAAGGTATTAGTAAATTAGTCTTAAGGTCAGTTTTACCAATTATCAATTCGGAATTACATAGATTATTAGATGAAGTTTGTGATTTTGAAATTGAATTAGTTATAAATAGTAGAAATGAGGTTGAATATAATCTAATAAAAAGTGATGTGATTAAATCACTTAAATCTGGTAGTGGTTTAGAAAGAACTATAGCTAGTTTAGCATTAAGATGTGTATTAGGTAAGATATCACATTTACCAACACCAAATTTTATTACGTTTGATGAAGTGTTGGGTAAAGTTGCCGCAGTTAATATAGAAGCGTTAAAACCTATGTTTGAGAAAATTACGGACATGTTTGATATAGTATTTTTCATATCACACAATGATTTAGTTAGAGATTGGGGTGATAATGTGATAACAATTAAGAAAGTTAACGACATTTCATCGATTAAAGTATAAAAAACTTGTTTTACCAGGTAAATTATAGTATAATTGCACAAAAAATTAAATGAACGATAGAAAATATTGTATAGTGGTTTTAGATAACACGGCTGGTGTTGAAAAGGATTTGGGGTTAATAATCTCTAATCCTATTAATATTGTTAATAGTCAAAGTGAAACTGTTGCGATAGCTACATTTGAATCACCTTTAAGTCCAGCTAGGATTAAGAAGGCTTTGAATGTGGGTAATCGTAGAAGTTTCTTTGTGTTTGAGTTAAACGCTAAAACATGCTCAGCGCATGTTGACGAAGAAGACTTACATGTGTTTTTGTTTAGGGATTTGGATATTGAATCAGAGATAGTTATCGAAGATGAAAATAGGGAATTCCTTGAGGAATATAAAGTTGCCAATTTACCGTTTAAATACGATGAAGAAGCTTTATTAGCTCTAAACGAGGAAGAAAGAGAATTGTTGATAGATAAACTATTAAGTAATGCAAGAAACCTCACGAATAACCAAAAGAAGACTTTAAGTTTTCTAGCGAGTTTATAAATGAGTAATGAAAGAACACATAATAACGGATAGGAGTGATACGCTTACTAAATATTTTAAAGATATAAATAAATCAGATTTATTAACAGTTGAAGAAGAAACCAACATAGCTAATAGAATTCAAAATGGTGATAAAGAAGCTATTGATGAATTAGTTAAAGCAAATTTAAAATTTGTAATTAGTGTGGCTAAAGAATTTCAAGGGTTAGGATTACCGCTACCAGATTTGATTAGTGAAGGTAATTTAGGTTTAATGAAAGCTTCAACTAGATTTGACCCTACTAGGGGGTTTAGATTTATATCTTATGCTGTATATTGGATTAAACAATCCATAATGCAAAGCTTGAATGAAAATTCAAGAATGATTAGATTACCAGCTAATATTATCCATAAAATAGGTCAATTAAATAAAAAAACATCTGAAGAATTTTCAAAAGAAAAAGCTGAGGACGAAGAAACCGTATATCCAACTTGCGTATCATTAAACACAACATTAAATTCACAAATGGGTGAATCTTTTAGTACTGAGTTAAGTGATATGATAATTGATGATAGCGTTGATAAATTAGATGTTTTAGAACATGAAACTGAAAGATTAAAACGAGCCGTTAATAATACACTTAATTGTTTAGATGAACGTGAGCGTGGTATTATTGAATGTTACTTCGGGTTAAATACGCATTGTGAACCAATGACATTAGAAGCTATTGGTGATAGATATGATTTAACCAAAGAGAGAATTAGACAGATTAAAGAAAAGGCTATTAGACGCTTAAGACATAACAACATGGAGTTGTATTCTTTGATTAATTCATAAACTACCATATTTATATAAAAATAAAATTATGAAAATACATTTTGGATATTTAGTGGGGTTAGCAGCATTAGCAATAGGTGGTTGTGCGGCTTTTTTCTCAGTTTATGGAATAAGTCAATTATTTGCTGGGGCTTTTACAGCTGTAGTAATAATGGCATCGTCATTAGAATTTGGGAAACTAGTATTAGCTAGTCACCTACAAAGATATTGGAAAAAGATAAATAAGATAAGACGAACTTACCTATCAACTTTAGTTATATTTCTTATGATAATAACTTCAGCTGGTATTTACGGATTACTATCATCAGCATATCAAAAAACATACACGAGTTATACAATAATGGATAATGAGGTTTCTTTTTTAAAGCAAAAAGAAGAATTCTTTCAATCAGATATAGATAGATACGAAAAAGATATAGCTCAAATAAATGATAATATTGGTACTCTTTCAGGGGCTAAAGTATCTAGTTTACAATATAAGGATAAACAAAGTGGTGAAATTATAAACTCAATATCAACAACAGAGCTTAGGGTTGCTCAAGCTAGAATAGCTACAGAAGAAGCTAACAAAAAAGAATTAGAAGCTAAGCGAATTGTAGCGATTGATAGCCTTAATACATATAAAACTAAAATATTAATTTTACAGAATAATACAGATATTTCTGGTGAATTAGGGCCATTGATTTATTTAAAAGATTTAACAGGTTTACCTATGGATAAGGTTGTTAATTTTTTCATAATTTTATTGGTATTTGTATTTGACCCATTAGCAATTATGCTAGTGTTAGAAGCTAATAGAATATTTGAAGATAAACGAAATGAACGTGAAGGAAAAGAAAATAAACCTTCCGATACCATTACTTTGTCAACTGGCGAAGTTTTTGATGTTGTTAAAAAAAATGACGCTGTAAATGACGCTGTAAAGCAAGAACCTAAAGTAAGTATGTTGAGTAGTATGAGTAATTTATTTTCAAGAAAAGCAAAGGCACCTGAACCAGAAGTAAATGTTGAATCAGAAGTGAGGATTGAACCACCTAAAACGGTTGCAACACCAATCGGTGCTCGCACTGTTTTACAAAGTGGTTTTAGTACTGCAATTCCTGAACCTAAAATTACAGAGGCTGAGTCAGCACCTGAACCTGAGCCAGCATCACAACCTAAACCAGAAGTAGCTAAAACCCAAATAACTTCAGTTAAGCCAGATGGAATTAGTGATGAAGATATAAATAAGATTAGACAAAACCAAAATAGGAATTTTAGTAGAAGTATTCCAGCAAGACGTGGATATTAATAAAGAATATAGGTTAAAAGAGACTTCTTATTTTAAACAAAAATTTAGGAAAACCCAAATTGTGATTGGTAATACATCCAATAAGGGTATGACCCATTTTGATATTTGGAATAGAAAAATAAGTGGTAAATATAAAGGTACTAGTCCATATACAATAGGGTTAAATGGTATTGTATATGAACATTATGACCCAATTTATTATTCTTCATTCGTAAAAGATACAAATCTTGATAAAAAGATAATTTCCATTGTTTTAGAGAACGAAGGTTGGGTAACCAAGGATTTTAATAAAAAAAAGTATATTATGTGGGATGGGGATATTTATAATAGGATGGACCCATTAGTTGAACGTAAATGGAGAGGTAAATTACGATGGGCACCATATTCTGAAAAACAATTGGACAGTTTAGTATTATTATGTAATAAACTTACAGATGATTTTAAAATTCCGAAGGTTGTTTCTTCAGATAATATAATAATAAATGAAATTACATCTAAAGATGGTATATTTTATCGAGGTAATTACTCTAAAAATTTTTTAGACGTATCACCCGCATTTGATTTTAATTACTTAAAGACCAAAATAGAAGAATAATGGAAAGATTAGACGAACAAGATATCACTAAAAAAATGTTATCTACAATTAGAAAGAGAACTCTAATAAATGAAGCGAATAATTCAAATGCTGATGAAGAAGAATTAACTTCAGCTGAATTAAGTGAGCAACAAACCAATTTTAGGGATACTGTATCACCTAGAGTTAATTTTACAGGATTCAAAGTATATCCTAAGAATAAAAATGTAGTATTTTCAGGTAAATTTGAAAATATGGGTGGTTTAGAATGGGAATTCACATTAGAAGATACCAACGGGCTATACATTACAGCCAATAACGTACCATTCAGCGATGATACGATAGAAATGATTAAAAAACTTAAAGGTTTCTATGATAATTGGGCTGATGAATGGGCGCAAAAATTAGCTACCGAATATAATAGAGGTTCTGAAAGTGATGAACAAGTTCAAGAACCAGACGCAGTATAAAAATTATGGAAAAGTTTTTTAATTCGAAAATAGTAAGTACTATATTAATTGTAGTGGTGGTATTTTTTTTAGTAAGCTGGGCTATAAATAAATATTTAGACCTTAAAGCGGATTTGAGAATTGCAAAACAAAATGAGTCAGCATTAAAAGATAGTATTAGGGTTACCACAAATAAAATAGGTGATTTAGAATATTCTAAACAAATATTAGTGGCCAAAAATGCCAGTGACTTAAAAGCGTTAAATGGTGAATTAGCTAGTTTAGCTAGAAATTTTACAGGTAAAATTCATGAGTTAAGTAATTTAGTGGCAACTATTAAAGGAGATACAATAATAGTTGATAACACTTCATTGGTTAATTTACCTGGGAATACAAGTGGTTTTAAATGGGGTTATAGTGAAACATTTGATAGTGAGAACTCTAGAATGCTTGCTGGTATTACAAGATTTAAATATGATTCAATCACTAACTTTATACAACCATTAGAAACAACTATAACAACAGACGACATTAAATTTAATATTACACAAGGTCTTAGAACTACAAAAGATGGAAAGGTAGAAATGTTTGCATCATCTAGATATCCTAATTTTGGGGCTTCAGAACTTAACTCAGTTATTATAAGTCCATCAACACACCCAGCATTAAAGCAATTTACTAGAGAAAAAAGGTTTAAATTAGGGTTTTATGCTGGATATGGTGCGACAATTAATTTATCAACTTCTAGTGTAACAACTGGTCCGCAAATAGGGGCTGGTGCTACATACTCTTTATGGTAATAATTAATTTATTGGCAAAACATTAAAAAAACCCTCATACGAGGGTTTTTCTTATTATTTTCACTATTTATATAGTAAAGATATAAAGTAATTACATAATAAATCGATTTATGCAAAAAATAAGATTAACAGAAAGGCAACTCCTTATGCTTCAAAAACTTCAAGAGGATAAACCTAAAAATAGGGTTCTTAAAATCAATGAAAACCAATACAATAGGTTATTCAAAAGCGCATTCAATATAAATGATAAAGTAAGTAAAGGTGTTGATAAAGCTGGTTTAGATGAAGGGCCAAAAAAAGAAGTAGATTTGTCTAAATTTGCTCAAGAACTTATTGTATTCATCAAAGATATGTTATCTAGACCTGAAACAGCACCATTCTCTAAATATTGGTTGGAATTAGGGTTATCTAAGGATAAATTAATAAAAATGCTAGAAGATGAAGGTTTATTAACAATGACATTGGATGAAACTGATGGGGTTAATAAATATGTTAGTGAAAAACAAGGATTTAGAAGGAAAGTGAAAGAGTGTTACAAAAAAATAAACGAATTGGGTGATGCTGGATATCCAGCGGGGGCTGAATTTGATTCAAGCGCACCATGGAATCAAGAAGACCCTGAACCAGAAGCTGAAGTGGAGCAAGGTATAAAAGCCAATAAGGAAATTGTTAAACTTATTTATTATAGTGAGGACATGGATGGGTTATGTATCTTTAAAAAAGGTAACGATTTATTTGTAGTGACTTTAGAATCAATAATTACATTTAAAGGTGAAAAATTAAAACCATATTTAGATGGTGACCAAACATTTGAAACTGCTGATGGTGAAACCGCTAATAATTATATAAATGATAAATTAGCGCATAAACAAATTAAAGCGTTTAGTAAGAATGCACCAGAAGGTGAGCTTGCTTTGGTAACTCCAGAACTTAAACAAAAATTAATAGGGTGGTATGGTGAAGATAAAACTTTAGTTGGTATATTAAATGGTGTTAAAGAAACTACAGGTGCAGCTTCTAGTGGTGCTTATGTTGGTGCCGCATCAATGGGCCCTATTAAAAAAGATATGGGAAATAGCCCTGAAAAAGTTATGGGTGAGTTAATTAATGATGGAGTTGATGCTTCAGGTATTGCTGAATATCATTCACAAAGAAGCGGTGAAGAACCATTTGTAATTGATGATATTAAATGGGAGTATGTAAACGTAATTAATGATGGTAAGGTTGAACTTGGCGTATATAGATTTGGTCAAGATATATGTTATACATTTGATTGGTTTGATAAGAATGTTTTACATTCAATGGATGAAACCACTTCAACTGTTAGTGTTGGTGGCGATAGCGGAACTTTCGCATATGATGCGCCAGCTGGTGATGGGGCTGATTTCTGGACTGCTGGAAATAAAGAAAATAAAAAAGGGAGTAAAAACCCTAAAGGTATGCCAATTGTTAAAGGTGCTATCTTCACTGAAAACATTATTAAAGTAGGTCAAGTGTATAAAAATGGTATTGCTAGAAGAAAGGTAATAGATATTAAAAACTCTAATAACCCTTTATCTAAAAAAATCATAGTTGTTAAGCAATGGGGTGATAAACCATCACAAACCTTCAATATAGACCCTAAAGAATGGGGACATTGGGAGTTAATACATGAAAATAAAAAAAAAGTGTTAAAAATAACGGAAGCTCAATTAAAAAGACTTCTAGAAGCAAATAATCAAACTTCAACCGCATATCCTAATGGTGAAATGGTTGATATAGATGATTGCACTAAATTAAACAATAATAAAGTGGCACAAAATGGCGGGTGCAGTCAAGGGGCTGTAGATAATGTTGTTAAAACAACTAAAACAAAAGATTCAGTAGTTTCAGAAGGATTTAACCCTAATGTTGGTGCTGGAAGTGTTTATGCAATAGAAGTTAAACCTCATGGAGCTAGAATATTTTTGCAACAAGATAACGGACAAGTTGTCGTTACACATCATGATGATATCCCAGAGTTAATAAAAGCTTTAAAAAGCGTATATTAATGAATAACTGTATATTTATATAAAAGACTAATACAATGAGTAAACAAATAGTTAAACAAGAATTAGATAAATTGATTGCTGAAGCTGCTGCTGCTGTTTCTGGTGAGAAAGTTACCAAAAGAGCACAAAACGTTAGCAAGACCCAAAATAAAGCCTACTATAAAGATGTGGAAGGTAAAATGAAGGATTATGACAAAAATCTAAAACAAGAGGATGAAAACTCTATAAACCCAAATAAAAATAATTATGAAGGTTCTGAAAAAGAATACCATGACCAAATGGAAATTCGTAATGGTCAAGAAATGATTCAATATGATAGAGAGCCTAGTGAACAATTTAAAGATAGAGCTAAAAAATCTCTTGAAGGGGATTCTACTATGGGGAATAAAACCTATACTGGTAAAGAAAACGGTAACACTGAAGAAGTGTGGGGCGCATCTGGTGGAAAACATATTGGTAAAGAAATTGTTAAAGCGGCTAAAGCATCAGCTAAAAAACGTGCTGAAGGGACACCACAATTTAACTCATTTGGTGATGATATAGAAAATAAACCAAAAGGTACAAATGTGCCAGTAAAAAAAATAGCAACAGAAGGTATGAAAAGAATTAAATTTAAAAAACCATTTAATGGTGTTGGAAACGCTTTAAAACTTATCCCAGAAGCATTTAGAGTTGATAATAAACAATTTGAAATGACTGATGGTTCAGAAAGTTACAAAATTAAATGGCAAGGTTCATTAACTGAAGGTAGAGCTATTGTTTTAGAAGCTAATTCTTCTGATTTAATGAATGAAGGGTTTGCTAAAATAAAACATCTTATGGGATATAAATCTGAAAATACTTTAGGTACTCCAACAGCTAATGAAAGAATCAATGAAAATAATCGTATTAAAACGGGAATTAGTCAAGGTTTCACCAATAAGATTGAAGAAATTGATGAAAACTGCGAGGAAATTGAAGGTCAAGTAGCACCAACAGTAACTAAAGATAAAATGCCACATGCTAACGCAGAAGGTGATATGGTTATGGCTGAATATGGTGGTGGTGGATTACCATATGACACTGGATGGGATGATGAAGATGATTCAAATGAAAAACCATCTGAAGTAACGGATAAAAAATAAAAATATGAAAAGAGTAACATTTAAAAAAGAATTTACGAATATCAACGAAGCTTTAACTAAAGTTCCAAATCAATTAAAAGAAGATAAGAATATCTTTGAAATAACTGATGGGAATAAAATTATTAAAGTTAGATGGGAAGGTACTTTAGAAGAAGGTAAAGCGGTAGCTTTAATAACTAAAGACAAACATCTTATAAACGAAGAAGTTTCTAAGATGAAAAATCTTATGGGCTTCAAACCTGAAAACACTATTGGAACTCATAAAGGTGACGGTAGAGTAATGGAAAATGATAAGTTCAAAGAATTATTATCAATTTCTAAAAAAAAAAGATTAACCGAAGATTCAGGTAAAATTGCTTTAGTTGATGAATCTGAGATTTTGGATGAAGGTCTTAAAAGTATCATAGCTGGTGTTATGATGTTGGTAGGTGCTATGGCATCAGGCCAAGAAGTTCCACCACAAAAAGTAGATACAGTTAAAATGGAGCTTTCAAGGTTATCCCCAGAACAAAAAAGTGTTATTGGTGATAAATTAACCCCAGAACAAAAAGAACAAATTAAAACTAAAACTGGTATTGAATTCACTGATGAATACATGGATGATACTTTTGCTTGGGAACCTAAAAAAGACGCATTTAAACATCAATCGGCACCAAAACTATATTTAGGTAAGTATGGTGATATTAAAGCTGCTAAAGTGACTAATATTGGCTCTAATGGTAACGGTGGATATGTTTATACAGTTCAAGTATCAGGGCCATATGCAAAAGACGCATTTAATAATGTAAGAAGTTATTTAGGTAAAAATAATAAAAATTTAGATAATACGACAATAGAATTTGTTACTGACACTGGAAGTCCTTTTAATGGAAAAGAAATAGTTTATAATTAATATAAAAGCCCACTTAAGTGGGCTTTTATATTAATAGGATATTTATAATAAAAAAGGTTATGACTGATAACGTAAATAAATTAATAAAGCATATGTCTAGACCACTATCTCTATTACAGATAGAATTAGTATATGAAAGCAATCAAATTGTATATGAGAGAGCTGATTTATACCATGAATTTATATTAACTTTAGATGATTTAATTGAATCTACTTATTTAGGTCATGATATGATGGATGAACAAGAAAGGTTAAATCATTTCAAATGGTGTTGGAATAAGACGTGTGATTTAATTAACACCAATGTTATTAAATTTAATAAAAATGATGAAGCATATATTTATTTTTTAGATTTATACTTTGATACGTTTTATAATGAATCTTCCATCAGTTATCTTGATGTTAAAATGTATTGGGATTTCATATTCAATTATAAAATAGAAAAAACTCGTTCAGATATTGATAGATTCATAAAATTATATAAGATTTTTGAAAAATCCTATATAAATGCAATTTATTTGACATAAAAACAAGGTTTTCTATTTATTTATTCTTTTAATTTCATATATTAGTCGTATGAGATTAAAAAACATAGTTTTAACGGATTTAATTAATGAACGTTTAGTTGCTTACGAAGAACTAGAACGTGTCATGAATAGTAGAGATAGTATAGAGAATACCGTCAAAAAATCGAAACATTACTTAAGACAGATTGTTAGATTAAGTGCCATGATTGAAGAGTGGCAGCAAATAAACCAACCAGAAAGTCAAATCGACTTTGTTAAACTGGCTGACCAATTAACACAACAAAAAGATGGATAATTTAGATGAATTAAAAAATATGATAGACAATTTAGAGGTTGATTTACTTAAATTTTATAAAAAAGGAAATAAAGCAGCGTCAATAAGGGCTAGAAAAACTTTACAAAATATTAAGCAACAAGCCCAAGACATCAGGATGGATATATCACAAACTAGAAAATATAATAACTAATGATGATAGATGTTTTAAATAAAGTTTTATTGATGGTATTCATATTATCAATATTAAACGTATTATGGCATGCATTCTTCTTCATTCAAGCGTATGTAAAGACTGAAAAAGAGAATAGTAAATATATTGTGTCACCACGTAGTTTACTTATATTAGGTTTATCAATAGCCTATGTGATTGCGTCAATAATAACAGGAATTAATTTATAATAATGGGAAATATAAACGATAGAGTAAAAGAATTAAACCCTCATGTTTTAAGTATTAGATTTACTAACGGATTAACGGTAGTGGATTGTGCTTTTAAACCCAATTGGGCCATACCTAAATCAGATATCGTTGGTAATGAAACAACACCTGATAAACCTAACTATTACATGTTGTACCCATTAAATGAAAAAGTTGGTATAGATGAAATATTAGATTATGTGGCGTATGTGATTAATGTTAATATAGAAAGAGAGCTTAAAATTAAACTCTTACAAATTAAAATTACTGAATTGAAGAATATTTTCACCAAAAATTCATTAGAAAAGTGTAAATCAATTTTATTTACATTTAAAACTGATTTAGAAAGTGAGGAAGAGATTGATTTAAATGAAATGCCAATTTATAATGATAGACCAAGTGAGGGACCAAGTGAGGGTGTAAATAAGGGAATAAATGAGGGAATAAAGTCATCAGGTAAAATTGATGGTGATGTTCCTGTTCCTGAAGTAACAGAGATTTCACAACAAGAAATCCTTAAGGAAAAGCATAATATCAACCCAGCTACGGCTAAATTTAATAATGAAACATTTGAATTACCACCTAAAACAAAAGAGGGTAAAATAGTTGTTGAGGAATTTATTGAACCTGAAGTTGTTTGTAAGTGTAACCCTAATGACCTTAATCAAGTTTGTCCAGCTTGTATAGACTCAAAATATTAAGTTATGAAATTATTAGTAGTTTTATTATTTGCATATGGGATGTCCAACATAATGGTATTCTCATCAATTTTTGAAAAGTGGCGAAATTTTTGGACAAGAATATCACCTAATTTTTTTGGTGAGTTATTTACTTGCATGATTTGTTTACCATTTTGGGTAGGTATATTACTATCACTTTTTGTATTTTCAGTATCATCCACGTATTTAGATATTAATTCAACGATATTATCAGCTTTTGTTGATGCTTGTTTAACATCTGGTGGCGTATGGTTAATACATACATTACAAGAAAAGTTAGAAAAATGAAAAATTATTTTTATAATGAAATAAAAAAAGAAGAAAACGGAATTAAATTAGAAAGAAGAAAAACTGATTTAAGTAAGGAGGCGTTTATTCAAGAAATAAAAAATGGTTTAGGTGAACAAATTAAGGCAAACCCTAATAAGGCTATAATCAACACTAAGCCAAAGGAAAATATATTTAAAAGGTTTTTCAAAAAATTAATGCAGATATTTTAAGATGAAACATGATATGACATATGAAAAATTAATACAGAGTGTTTCTGAAATCGTTAATAATAATTTAATACATAAAGAGGGGTTGGAGCTAACGTATAAATTAAATACTCAAAATCATAAGAAATTAAGTGAACATTTCTTCTATAAAATTAACAGTGAAAATGATGATTATGAGTATGCTGAAGAATTTGAAGTTGAATTGGGAAATATAACAATAAAATTTATAATAAATGACGAAGTTTTATAAATGTGCGTTTTTCTCTTATTATATTGATAAGGGTATTAAATGGTTTAAAATTTTAGGTTTTAAATTATCATTTAAACACATCATAAATTATAAATTTAATACTGACAATCCTAAAGGTTTTATAATCGGTTGGTGGCTAATAACAATAAATGAAAAATGAAAATTTAAGTAATGACAGAAAAAAAAGAAGAAGAAATAGTTTTATCTAGCGAAGAAAAACAATTTATTGAAATGCAAAGAAAAGAGGGTGAATTATTAGAAGTGTTTAAAAAAGAGTATACTGATTTAGTTAATAAAACAGGGTTTGCTTGGACAATAGATGTGACTTCACCACTAAACAACCTTAAACTTACCATCGGTAGAGTACAAAGATAATAAAGTTTAGAAATTAATAAAAAACCATGGTAAAACATGGTTTTTTTTGTTTACTATTAATTTAATTTTTAGTATACTTGTTGTATAAATTAAATAATATGAAAATAGTAATAAAAGAAATGACGGAACTTGGTGATAAATTATTGGTTTACCAAACGACAGATACGAATCAACCAGTTAATTGCACTATCACTAATAAAGAAGATGTAAACGAAGTCATAGAATCAATTTCAAATAAAATAAAGTTAAGTGAGACATCACCAATTGTCATGTCATACGTACTATACCATAAATACATTAAACAAGATGGAATCACAGAATAAAGAACAACCACTAATATTAGTGACGTATATGGATAGAATGGTCTTATCCGACCACGAATCCATGCAAATAATTTCAGAAAATCTTAAAGCTGCTTTAGAAGCTAAAGGTGTTAATGCTGTTACACTATTTGTACCAACAGAAACACGAGAACGCATTGAATGCATCAACCCTGTTATCGCAACGGAAGAACAAATCATCAAAATAAATAAATTAATAGCTGACATCGAAAAAGCATTCGATATCAAACATGATTTAACTGAAGAAGATGAAGATTATGAAGGGAGTGCGGTAAAGCCTTTTAAAAGTGATGAAAGTTAAAAAACAAGTGGTTTTGGGTTTCCAGTTATTAATATTAACATTCACAATTTTGATAAGTTGTGGTACACGATGAAATATAACTCAACTATAAAATATAGCGGTAAAGTTTGGTCTCCAACTACTGATAATGGGACTTGGGTGGCTTATAGAAATGGAACGCCATTTATAACAGGTAATTCTTCATGGACTCAATCAATAGAAGATGATAATTTTAGAGAACAAGTGGAATGGGAATTAAACGCATTGGAAAAAGCTGATAAAATTGTGGTTTATATTGACCCTAAAACCAAATCACCAATCACACTTATGGAAATTGGCTTACATGCACATTCAAATAAAATGTGTGTTTGTTGTCCAGAAGGTTTCTATAGAAAGGGCAATATAGATGTTGTTTGTAATAAGTACAACATACCAATGGTGGACGATGTTGATGGGTTGGTTAAATTCATATTAGATGGAAAAGATTCAAATTGTGGGTAGCTAAAATTTTTAGTAAATTAAAAGATGTCTAAATTAGTTGAAGGTGAAGATTATTATTTAACACCTGAAGGTTATAAATGCTTTACAGAAGCTTACCATTTAAAAAGGGGTTATTGTTGCAAGAGTGGTTGCAAACATTGCCCTTACGATTATAATAAAAATGTAGAATAATGAACACTGAAGAACTAAAAAGAATAGCTGATAAGTGGGGTGCTACGGGTTTTTTATCTGGTATACATAAGGAATTAAGTAAATCTATTGCCGAATTATTTGAATGTGAAGCTTCTTATTTATTAACTGACAACTATTATTATGTTTATATGGTTGAATGTTCAGATGGTACAATATACACAGGAATCGCTAGGGACGTTTCTAAGCGCATTTCAGTACATAATAAAGGCAAAGGAGCTAAATACACTAAAACACGCTTACCAGTGACCTTAAAATGGCAGAAACTGTGTAGAGATAGGTCTATGGCAAGTAAATATGAATATAGAATCAAAAAACTGTCTAGAAAACAGAAATTAAAATTAATAGAAGAATATGGAAAATGAATTTAAGGTATTTTCAGGGTCATCGTTTACCCTTACAAGTGATTATACACACTATAAAATTAATGTGAATAATATTAAAACTATTGATGACGTTAAGCTTATTTTAAGTTATTTAGATATGACCTACTCACCAAAATCAAAAGAAGATTTTGAGAAGATGAAACATTTGTTAATAATTAATTAATAAAAATTTTGGTTTTTATCGATAAAATACGTATATTTGCTGTCTAACCGTAAATTATATCGATGAAAAACAAAGATTTTGATAAATTTAAGTATTTACTTAGGACTTCTTATATCCATAATAAAAAATATAATAATATACCTGAATCTAGGTATACTAACGCTTGGGGTTTAATACTAATACCTTTAATTATTTTTATAAGTATTATATATTATACTTTTAAGGTCTGGTTGTAGTTCTCCAAATTTTGGTATAATCCCAACCAGTTTTTTCGTGGATTAATTCATAATAATCACCAGCCATCTTTTTATTAGCGGTACCCATAAAAAATAGATTTTTTATCTTATTATCTTTAGCGGCTTTTGATAGAGCATGATGAAGTCGTTGCGCATCCCGTTTACATTTACAAATTACCATATCAAATTGGTCTTCAACATGAATAAGTAATTTATTATTTACAACAACCACTTGTTTGGTTTTTTTAGGGTCACCCATACCAACCATAAGTAATTGTATAATATCTATGATAGTTTTTCTATCATTTCGTTTATCATAACCATAAACCCAGAATTCTTCTTCAACATCATAACTAGAATCATGTAATACAGTCCAAATACCAAAAATAGGTTTTTCATAGACTAATTTACCCATTCTATCTCTAATTAATCTAGGTTCATCAGTTTCATCATAATCTTTAACAACATATATTTTATATTCTACAGGTATGATGCCGTTATAATTGATATATTCTTTTCTAAATAGTACATTGTTTTCCATTTTAATTTTATTAAAATTAAGGAAAGACGTTTGCTCTTTTTTACATTTATGAAGGGTTTTTTTATATTCCCCGTTTCTAGTTAAGATTACACGATATAGCATATGTTAAATATAAAGATAATATTTTAATAGTAAAGACTTGGTTTATAGGTTTTTTTTTAGTATATTTGCACATAAATGTAACTTATGAGTAAAGACTTATATAAAATTCTGGAAATTGATAAAAATGCCAGCGAAAGTGATATTAAAAAAGCTTATCGTACTATGGCAAAAAAATACCATCCAGATAAGAATCCAGATAATAAAGAAGCTGAGCAAAAATTCAAAGACGTTGCTGAAGCTTATGAAGTATTGAGTGACCCTAATAAAAAAGCTAGGTATGATTCGATGGGTTATGATGCGTATAATGGTGGCCCTACTCAAAACCATGCGAATCCCCATGATATGTTTGCAAATTTCTTCAACTCTATGCGAGAGCAACAAGAAAATGAACAACTTAAAAGGCAACACACCATTATTCAAAAAATAGCTTTGACTATGGAAGAAGTTTATCATGGTGTGACCAAGAAATTTAAATATAAAAGGTCAGTTAAATGCGGTACTTGTAATGGTAAAGGTGGTGAGAATATAGTTAGATGTGAAGCGTGTAACGGGCAAGGCGTTCAATATAGAATTATACAAACTCAACTTGGTAGAATGCAAGAAACCATTTCATGTAATTCATGTAGTGGTCGAGGGTTTAAAATTGGTAAGACATGTAATTCATGTAGTGGTCAGGGTCTCGTTAGAGTAGATGAAATTTTAGAAGTTAAAATACCTCATAGTGTAATGCCTAACCAACATATAGTATCCCGTAATAAAGGTCATTATTATGCCGATAGAAGTGGTGAACGTTATGGTGATATGGTAATGTTAGTTGAAATAAATCAAGATAAGTACACAATTATTGAAGATTATGGTTTGATGTCTAAAGTTGATATACCATATGAAGTAATGGTATTGGGCGGTGAATTTACCTTTGATTCGGTAGATGGTTCTAAGGTAAAGGTACCAGTTTCTAAATTAAGTGATATAGGTCATAAATTAAAATTAAAGGGTAAAGGATTGAAAAACCCTAATCAAAGTGTAAGAGGGGACCAATACATTATGCTTGATTTAAAATTCCCTACAGAAATTACAGAAGAAGAAGAAAAATTACTTAATGAATTAAAAAAATTAAAGGGATAGCTTGTTTATTCCCTTTTTTTTTAGTTATATTGCATATAAATTAATAAAAATAGATATTATGGCAAAATGGGGAGAACCTTCAGATGAAACTTTTAAAAAAGTCACAGATGTGTTAATTAGTACTGGGTTAGAAAACTTAGTAGACACTAAAATAATTTTAAATGATGACCAAAAAAAGGTTATAGTGGTTCAAAAAGAATCGGCAGTTAATAAATTCGCTTATGGTTATGATTTAAAACTAACCATAAATGAAATAATTTTTGATGGATTAACAGATATTCAACAAGTACAAATTATTGAAGAAGCGTTGGCTGGTACTTGGTATGATTTCGATAACGATAAGTTAGTTGTTAATGCACCTGATAAAGTTTACAGGTCATTCATTGAAAAATATGGGTGGGATGAAACTGAAAAATTACGTGAGTCAGTTAAATCTTTATATGATAAAGAAAAAAATAACGGTGAAGACCCTAACGTAGATACTGAGTAATATATGGGATTAGATTTTTATAGTGAATTTAAAGATTATGCTATAAAGCATATGGGGATAAGTAGTATGCAATTACATTATTGGGAAAAAACTCAGAATAATATTTATGGTAATTGTATGGTCACGGGTAGTATGACACCTATGGTATTAGAGGAAAGACCAATTAGGGTAAGCCAAATGTCAGTATTTGACAGACTTATGATGGATAGAATACTTTGGTTAGCTGGACCTGTTAATGATTTAATGAGCACAACAGTTCAAGCTCAACTTCTATTTTTAGAAAGCGTTGATAAAAATAAAGATATTACGATTTATGTAGATTCACCAGGTGGAAGCGTTAAGTCAGGATTATCAATGATTGATAACATGATGTTATGTGAAGCTGATATTAGAACAGTAAATACTGGTATGGCCGCTTCAATGGGTTCATTGTTGTTAGGTGCTGGAACTAAAGGTAAACGTAGTACGTTAAGATTTAGTAGAGTGATGTTACATCAAGTATCATCAGGTTATGAAGGTAATATTCAAGACATAGAAATTTCATTTCAAGAATCAAAAAAATACAATAAAACATTATTTGATTTATTAGGTGGTTTTTGTGATAAAGACCCTAAAAAAGTCATGGAAGATGCTAGTCGAGATTTATGGATGAATGCTGAAGAAGCCTTAACTTATGGAATAGTAGATGAAATAATTACTAAGAAATAATGAACAAGATAAATATTGTAAATAAAAGTAACCACGCCCCAACCGATAGAGATTTCTATGTAGGTCGGGGTTCGGCTTTTGGCAACCCTTTTACCAGTCAAAAAATAGAAAGGACTAAAGCTGAATTTCAAGCAAGTAGTAGGGAAGAAGCTATTGAAAAATATGAGACTTACTTAGAAGTGCAATTAAGATTAAAACAAAGAAATGTCATCAATGGGCTTGAGAAAATGGTGGAGATGTTGAAAGAAGGTGATATTAATTTAGTATGTTATTGTGCACCAAAGAGATGTCATGCTGAAGTTATAAAAAATAAAGTGATGGGGATGTTACTTAAAAATTTAATGCCAGAATAATTTGGTGTTTTAAAAAAATCTGTATATTTAAATTATACAAACGTTCTTTAACATAATGGGGGGTGACTGGATTTGACCAGATTTGACGGAAATTTACAGCATGTAGTGTTAGATTGGAAACACTTTAAATACACTATCAAATTTTTTAAACGGCAATATTTTAAATATTGAAGAAAATATCTTTGCTAACGCTACTTGTGGTGTTGCTGGGGAGGTTGTTTTAGCCTAAATTAAAACAATGGTGGTAATCCACTAAAAACTCGACTCTGATGTGTTACGAGTGAACCGAAAAACACATTAATCCTCTCTTTATCGGATTTAAATTGGTATTGACATATTTTTTGTTATTTTTTTTAGTAAAAATTTAACTAAACATGTAGACGTACTTTAATGTACTTTTGGGACTGGGTTTCGAATACCCACACCTCCAGGCTATCGAATTAACTCACTTGCACGTAGTGATAGCCGCACATTTCAATTGGAATGACTAAGAAGTTAATAAATTGTGGAGATTTACTGTTTTACGTGGAGATAAATATATTTATAAGTATGGAAATAAAAAATAATTATCAAAGACCACAATTAAATGTAATTTGTTCCACTTGCGGAATATCTTTTAAAAAAGATGGTTCTGAAGTTAGACGTAATGATAAAATAGGTAGAAATAACTATTGTTCATTAAAGTGTTCGGGTAAAAATAATAATAAACATCTTACAAGTAGTGTTACCTAACTAATGAGTATAACTTATAGATTTTATTAAAAAAGCCACAAGATATTGTGGCTTTTTTGCGTTATAATAATATTTATTATAAAAACATTATTATGAGAATATTTAAAGATTTTAAGGACATGCTTAGCTCTGATGATAGTAGCAAAATGTCAAGTAAGAGAGTAATAACATTTATGGCATTTTTATGCGTAACTGCTGCGTTTATCAGTAATTTATATTTTGATTTGACAGTAGATGATAACATGTATAACGGTATGATTCAAATCGTTTGGGCTGGATTAGGAGTAGTGGTAGGTGAGCATTTATTAAAGAAAAAAAATGCTGACCCTAATTCATAAATAGTTAGACAATTAACTTCTCTTAATAGTCACACTAGGTTTTATAGTAGTGTTAGGTGTTGTCACCACTCTAGGAGTTGGTGGCATTACTGTTGTTGTTGTTTTTTTACATCCGCACATAATATATTGGTTTTATTAATAAATATACGAATAAAACTAAAATGTTAAAGAGTTTTATTTACTTTTTTAAAAAAAAACATAATTTAAATTATGTTTAGAACTAATTTTTTAATAGTAGATGAAGAGTGGAATTTAATTACCGAATATAAAAGTAGGGTTAAACCAGATGTTGGTGAATTTATATTCTTACAACCTAAATATTATAAGGTATTAAATGTTGTCCACACTTTTAAAGTATTACCAATCACTAGAAATATAACAGTAGTTGTGAAGGAATGGAAAAATTTTAAATAAAATTTTGAAAAAAACCTTTATTTTTCTAAAAAAAGTTATATATTTGCAGTGTAGGATGTTGAATTCGATTAAATTCAATGATGTTTTTTTTAAGGGCGTGGTATTTACCACGCCCTTTTTTGCTTTTATAAAGTATTTATAATAAAACTTAATATGAAAAAATTATCTAAGATATATGAAGGTATTTTAAGGGAGTTCAAGAAAGACGGTGATGTTGATTATGAAATGTATGAAAGATATGAAAATTATTCATTAAGAATTTTACAGTTATTCTTAGAACAAAATAATGAGGATTACACAGCTAACATGCCTTGGTGATTAATTCCATATCCAAGATTAAAAAAAATATGGGAAGATTGGGCTAAATTCGGATTTGTTAGAGATGAAAAAGGGTTAGAAGAAATTTGCGACGTAATGGAATCAAATACACTTAAAATTTCAGTTATAACAATGTTAGCTGGTCATACATCTGATAGTCCAGATGATTATTATGAAGATGCTTTTGGATATCACATAGAGGGTGTAATTCAAAAATTCTATCAAAATCAACCAAGACCAGAAGATAACTATCATAGTAACGACCCAAACCAATTAGAGTTTAATTGGGGGCACCCTGATGGTAAGAAAAAAGAACCAGTTAAAAAATCTAACGTTCAAATTATTGATGACCCTTATTTAGAAAATCTTTTAATTGATGTAGACCCAAAATCAGTTAGTTATGAAGACCTTAAAAAAATGTTGATGGATGAATTAATCAATAAATTCCTTTGGTATTACATTGATGACCCAGCAATAGGTCAACCAAGACTTAGCGATTATGGATTAAAACCGTTAGTTGATTTAACGTCACAATTAAGAAGTACTTATGATTCAGCTGAAAAAGTAGTTATAGTAGATAAAATGCTAAATGTGGTACATCAAAGGTCAGATTTAGCATCATGGTATGTGAGAGGTGGCTCAAACGCATTAAGCGACTTATCATCTTCACCTAGTGAAAGAGAAACACAAGAATAAAATGAATAAAAAAAGAATACAACCGAAATTTACTGATATGACCGAGGAAGAAATAAACGCTTGGTTAGAAAAAATGAAGTATCTTGAAGGTGATAGTAAAAATACATATGCAACCAAACAAATCAGAGATGGTAGGGGTTGGATATTTTAAAATGTTAAAAAATGTTAAAATAAATAATGTCAGTTTTTTATTTAAATATTTGTGTAAGTTTTAAGGTTGTTTATCAAAAAGCTGTTACTGCAAGATGTGCCTAACCTGAAAAAGTGGTTTGTAGAAATATGCAAAGGAAACATAGGGGAGTATTGAGTTGACCCCTCACATCACTCAACTTTAAAACTGTAATGGGATTATAGCTCAGGGGTAGAGTGATGACCTCTAAAACCAAAAGTCGTGGGTTCGAATCCCACTAGTCCCTCTAAAATATTAAAATAAAGTAAAATGAAAGACACTTAGATTAAAAACAACAAATTAATAATAATCACTAGACGTGATTTATCAATTGGTATTCAGGCAGTTCAGGCTGGCCATTGTTCATGCTATGGATGGTGGAAGATGACATCACGCATTATGATTCGCTAGAGGTTCTGCTGAAAGCGGATAACGATGCCAACGTTATCAATAGGTATAGAGATACCATAGAACTGGTTCTGCCTTTCTTAAAGTTCTAATACCAAAAAGAGATAATTGTAAAAAATTGTCTCTTTTTTTTGTTTATTACATTTATTATTAGTATATTTGCAGAGAGTAAGTTGTAATAATAAAAGATTAATAAATCAAACAATTGAATTAGTAAAGGTTTTATAGGATTTCCCTTTCTTTTATTTACAAAATTATGTTTTAAGAATTAGATTATGGAAAATAAAGGGTGGAAAGATGTTAGAGAAATACCAGCCAGCGGTAAACGCAAATGGCATGGCGGTGCTTATACATTAGCTTTCGTATATTCAAATAAAGGTAACTTCCTTTTAAAAGGTTATGGAGCTGAAATTAGAGAATATTTACAAGACTTAAAAAGTAAGGGTTATAAATATATACTTAATGAAACTCTATGGCATACAGATAGTTGGACAGGTGAGAAAAACTTTAGAAGTATATGGTCAGTATCAAGTCAAAGTACTTATATAGATGAACCAGAACCAAAATCTAGATATAGAAAAGAGGATAAATTCAAATGGGTTATTAAACGGTTTGGTGAACACGGTGAAGATACTAAAACACTAAAATTTAAAAGGCTCCCAAATAAGTGGGTACCTGAATATGATACAATAATATATTAATGTGTAAAGTGGGTTACTATAAAAAGCTTAATTGCCCCAGTAGTTCGGATAGTGAGAAAAACTAGACTGCATAATTACTCCGACAAAAATCTGAACTACAACACATTATTATATATTTATAAAATATGGAAAATAAATTAAAACTTTCCGAAATATTTCAGGAAGAACCTATAGTTGTTTATCATGGTACATTAACCAAATTTGTTGATTCAATTAAAAAAAATGGATTAACTCATAAAAATTATTATGAACCAAAATGGTTTATGGTTTCTACTGATATTGAAAGTGCTTTATATCATGCAACACCAGATGAGGGTGAAACTGCCTCAGTTATTGAGTTTAAAGTTCCTCTAACTAATGATAAATGGTATGGTTATCCTTATTTTTGGCCACCCTATAAAAGAGATGGTAATTCTATGTGGTTTGCATTAAAACAACCATTAGATGGTAATCTAATCAATAAAGTACACAACGTACCTTATGCAACCTTTATTAAACAAAAATATAAGGGATATTAAATATGGAAAATAGAAAAATATTTGTTTGCAGTTGTCATTCACTAGAACACCAATTTGCGTTTTGGTATGACGAAGAATATAATGAGCTTTATTTTGAACCACACTTACATGATAATTCTTGGCCTTGGTATAAAATATTTTGGCAAAGGTTAAGATATGTATTTGGAAACAAATCAAGATTTGGTGCTTGGGATGAAGTAATAATCAAACCAGAAGATGCTAAACAAATAATTGAATACTTAAATAAAATAAGTGAGAATTAAAAAGAAGAACATATTATTTGAAGAAAGGGTTAAATCTAACATGGCCGTACCCAATGAGGTTAAGCAACTTCATTCTTTATTTGTAAAGAATGGGTTTCAACTTTATATCGTTGGTGGTGCTGTGCGTGATACCCTTATGGGTAAACCAATCAAAGATTATGACTTAGCAACTGATGCTCCACCAGAAACGGTTGAGAAGATGTTGAAAAGTGCTGAAATTAGAACTATTGGAACTGGCGCAGCATTCGGGGTTATTAACGCATATGTAAATGATGAAGAATACGAGATTGCCACATTTAGGTCTGACGGATTTGATAGTGATGAAGATGAATTAAAAAAATTTAAGGATTATTTGAAATCCTTAAATAATGGTTCTTTTGAAAAGTTTGAAAATAATTTAATGAAATAGCGACTTTTAGACTTATTTCTCATATTTATTAATATGAGAAAAGGTTATATATATGAATTAGTTTGTCCTATTACGAATGAATGTAGGTATATAGGGCAAACAATACAAGAATTAAATAAAAGGTTATATAAGCATAAATATTGTATGCGAAATAACCCTAGTCATAAAAATAGTTGGTTAATCAAATTATCTAATGAATCTTCATTAGATAATTTGATTATAAAATTAATTGAAGAATGTGATAGTGATATTTTAAATGAACGTGAAATTTATTGGATTGAAAAATATCAAAATGAAGGTTATCAGCTAACTAATATGACTGAAGGTGGTAATTGTGGTTCTAGAGGTTATAAACATACTAAAGAAGCCATTAAGAAGATTGCCGAAGCTGGGAAAAGAGTTGGTTATAAACATACTAAAGAAGCGAAAAAAAAGATATCAAATTCATTACTAGGTAAGAGAGGTAGGAATACTGGAAACAAACATTCAATAGAAACCAAAAAAAAGATATCTGAAAGTAAGAAGGGAATTGTGAGTTGGAATGCACAACCAGTTTTACAATTAGATAAAGAAGATAAAATAATAAACGAGTGGAGAAGTGCTAAATATGCCGCTGAACAACTTAGTTTGAGTCAAGGTAATATTTGGGCGGTTACTAATGGTGATAGAAAAAGTTGTGGTGGATATAAATGGATTTTAAAAAAATGAATAAATTGAAAAGAAAAGTTGGAGATAAAGTTACTTTGAATGATAAATTTGGTAATGATGAAGGAAAAGAAGCAATAATTAACTCAATAGAAACTTCTAAAAATGGTAGAGAGTGGTATCGACTAACTTATAAAGGTAAATTAGACCCATGGAATTGGTGTGATTCAGATTTTAAAAATTAATATGAAAACTTGGAAAGATATAGCTAAAAAAACAGTACCTAATGAATTTAATACATTCATGAAGGGTAAAGGCAGAAGACCTGATTCTGTAATATTTTCTGATATTGAAACTGATGTTAAAAGACGTGATTTAACAATCAATGCATTATTCTACGATATTTCAACAAAAGAGATAGTAGATTTAGTTGGTGGCATAAAAGACATTAATAATGGTGTTGTAAGGACCGTAGGAGACGCTGGAGAGCGTTTTGGGGAAGATAGACTAAGAATCCTTAGAGCAATTAGATTTGCGGGTAGAACGGGTTCTAAATTAGACCCAGCAATTGATAAGTCATTAAGACAAGATAATTCATTAGAAGGTATTTCTGGTGAACGTATTATGGATGAGTTTGTTAAAGGTATCAAATCAGCGAAATCAACTAAATATTTTTTATCATTAATTGATAAATATAATTTATTTGATTGGATTTTTAAAGGTATTTCACCAATTAACAAACAATTCATTGAGTCTAATGACCCAATATTAGTTATAGCGGTATTACTAAAGGATGTATCATATGATACTATCAGTAAACAATTGAATGCGCTTAAGTATTCATCCAATCAAATAAAACCAATAGTATTTATGGTAGCTTATTACCAATATTTCTCTAAAGATACTTTTTATACGTTGAAAAAAATGTATAATACTTTTGAGGCAAATGGTAATACGTTTTTATCATTCATAGAGCTTATGGGTGGTAACACTGAAATTGCACGTAAGTTTATCAATTATCAGCTATCAATTACTGGTGATATGGTAAAACAAAAATACGGAATGAAAGATGGTCCTGAATTAGGGGCTAAGATAAAAGAGTTAGAAACTCAACAGTTTTTTAAAATATAATTTTCTATGTTCATTGGTAATAAATGGTATGTGTATTTATTGCACATACCCTTTTTTTGTTAAAAACTTGTTTATATCATTTATCTTGTGTTATATTGTGCAAAATATAAAATCATGAAAAAAGAATTTTATGAAAACATCCCAATAGTTGATATTACAACGGTATCTAAAGATGAAATGAAAATGGAACCATATATTGAAACGTACACTGGATTAAGAGTATATTTTAATGACATACATAAAGATATAATATCGATACACGACATAGCACATTCATTATCTCAAATATGTAGATTTACTGGACATACAAAAGAATTTTATAGCGTAGCACAACATTCAGTATTGGTTGCGGATGCACAAACTACGTTACCAGAAAAAAGAGCTGGGTTATTACATGATGCTACTGAAACTTATGTGAATGACTTACCAAGCCCATTAAAAGCTTGCACAGATTTGGGTGATTATAAAAATTTAGAAAATAGATTTCACCATGTCATCAATCAAAAATATAAAGTTAATGATGGAATGACACCTAACATAAAGAAAGCTGATTTAGCAGCTTTATTCACTGAAAAGAGGGATGTTCTAAACAAACCTAGTGATTGGGGTTGGGGTTATGATATCATACCATTTGACGATATAATAATACCTTTAGGTCCTAAAGAAGCAAAAGCTTTATTCATTAAACGTTTTATAGAATTATTTCCAACTGAAGCAAAAAAAGAAGGTTTAATATAAGGTTATACGATATTTATTATTATGAAGAATATTTTAAGAATTGTCATAATAATAATATTAGTTTTTATAGGTCTAAAATTAATCTTTCCAAGTAAATACGGAGATAAATTAAAAGAGGTGTCTTTTGATAAAGATGCCAACATAATTATAAATTTTACCGATAATAAATCTTTAGATACCATATACCATGTAGGGTTAGAAGTTTTAGGTATTAAAGGAAAAAAATTTGTTATTCGTGAAATTCAAGATAATGTAAAAACAGGGTATAAAGATGAATTAATTCTTATTGGTTCAGTTGTTAAGTATAAGGAATATTATTTGATTTATACCAAATTAACCAACAATAAAAAGATGATAGATATTGCTTCTCATGAATTAATACATGTTAAACAATATATGGATAATCGATTAGAAGTAACACCTAAAAACCTTAGATGGGAAAACAAATTTTATACATTACCTCTTACAGTAAGCTATGAAGACGCACCATGGGAAATTGAAGCTTTTGATAAAGCTAAGGAATTTAAAGATTTAATGTATAATTCTTTATTAGTAAAAAAATAATTATTGTACAGCAGCAGTCGCTAATCCTTTATCTTTATGACCTAATTTAAGTACTTGCAAATCTTTATCAGTATATTCAACACCATCAATCACTAATAGAACTAATTTATCTTTTGAATATTTAGCTTTACTTATTAATTCACCATTGATATAATGTTTCCATTCGCCATCACGAAGTAATTCACCTTTAACTAGAATATAAAAACCAGTTTGGTATATATCATCATTAATTGAGTTTTCAGTATAAGCAAAATAGTTATCTGAAATTTGTTTTAGCTTATCTTTTGATTGTCCGTTTACTACAGAGATGTAGCAAAATAATGCGATAATTGTAATAATAATTCTTTTCATAATTAGTTCCTTTTTAAATAAATATGCAATGTTAACTTAATGTTACGTAATTGTTAAGGTAATTATACTAAATTTTTTTTATAAAAGCAAGGAAATTTTAATAAAAATTTGTTTATACCACATATTTTTAATATCTTTACGTAAAATATATGTATGAAAAATATAAAAATGAAACTTTTGAAGGTAACTTTATTAATTATGTTTGGTTGGGTAATTGGATTAATCATTTCAATAAAGGGAATTTCAAGGGATAATGATAATCTAATTATCAATTGTACTAACCAAAAATATTTAGACACTATAATTCATTCTGGGTTAAATATGTTAGAGATAAAAAAAGCTCGAATTATAATTTCAGATATCCCAAGTTATTTTAAACCTAACAATGATGCGAAAGAACCGATAGTAGGTAATACTCTAGGTTATATTACGCATATTTCAGGTAATTACTATTCAATTCGTATTATTAAAGCAGATAAAAATGAGTCTATTAGAATTCTATCCCATGAATTAGTTCATTTATACCAATATCACCATAAGCTGTTAATTAATAACGATGATTATTATGTTTGGGGATATGATACTATATATAAACCAACAAGTTACACTTATTTTGATAGACCTTGGGAAGTCCAAGCTAGAAGAGCTGGCGATATGTTAGAATATTTATTGAAAACTAATTAAATTTCTTTAAAATAGAGTTTTCAACGCTAATTTAAATATTTATAAAGGTGAGCGTAAAACCCACCCATCGGAACGTGGGTGGGTAGTTCACTACGTAAGTTAATGTATTTGGATTTAATTTGCAATATGAAAATGAAAAATACGTTAATTTAATTTCACAATATTTCATTCATAATTAATTAAAAATCAATTAGTTAAAAAATAATTAAAAAAAAAAGTGCAAAAAAACTTGTTTTATATTGAAACATTATGTATATTTGCACTATATATTAATAACAAGACGGGTGAATACCCTAAAAAATTAGAAAATGCAAGCAATAAGTATTATACATATTATGAGTTCGATAAATTGGAGACGTAATTCTTCAGTAGTGTCAGGTATGTCTATACTTAATAGTGGAAATTGGTTTGGTTAACAAATTAATAAAACAAAAAGATAAGATGAAAATCCTGACAGAAATGTCAGGATTTTTTTTTTAATATGGTATCTGTAGCAGAATTGGTAAGTAGTACCCTTATCGGGGAACATGCACTAGATTGTGGCTCTAGAGGATGCGGATTCGAGTTCCGTCTGATACCCAAAGGTTTCAATTGTACCTTAAACAATTAAATGGTGTGCGTAGCTTAACTGGTTAAAGCACTAGATTGTGAGTCTAGGGGATGTGATTTCGAATATCATCGTACACCCAAAATGGTCGTGGTCGGGATGACCCCACTTCAGAGGTGAAGTGAATACATGTTTGGTTAGGGTTCGAGTCCCTTTCACTGACCCAAGTAATTGAGAGTAATATCAATGTTCATTGACATATTGGAAGTAAATTAACGCAACTCATAATCAAGGGGTTGCGTACACACAGGTCAGGCTATGGTAGCCAAACGCTCTCCAAAAGCGTAGGACAGAATTCGATTTTCTGGGCTTGTGCGAAGTGAGTGTCGTCCACGAGATGTACGCCCTAACATTCATTGATTTGTTCGGTGACAGCCTCGGAATAGGATGTTGAGTAGGGAACGACAAATACAGATATAGTGTCAATGGCTAACACAACGGGTTCCAACCCCGTAAATCTGGGTTCGAATCCTAGTATCTGTGCAAATACGGATATAGTTCAATGATAGAATGGCCCCAGCGAAGGGGTTGATGGGTTCCTAGGTTTTGGTTTGATTCCCCCTGTCCGTGCAAATTGTGATGATTCTCAGATAGCTATATGGAGAGACATATTTGAATATGGTGGTTCGAAACCACACATCGCATCAACTACTAACTTATACCGAAAAGTATGTAAAGTATCTTGTATATAATATTTACTATACAAATATGTGTTAGACTAGGAGAGGTGGCAGAGTGGTCGAATGCGGCAGTCTTGAAAACTGTTGACCCCTTTCGGGGTCCGTGGGTTCGAATCCCACCCTCTCCACCAGATGTACGTTTTTTGTACTTTACATTATTTTCCCATATTTATATACATGGGAAGAAAACAAAAAAAGTATCATTATATTTATAAGACCGTAAATACATTGAGCGGTAGATATTACATTGGGATGCATTCAACTGATGATTTGAATGATGGTTATCTTGGTAGTGGAATTAGATTGAGAAGAGCAATTAATAAGCATGGCAAGGAAAATTTTAAAAGAGAAATATTGGAATTTTGTGAATCAAGAGAGTTATTAAAAGAGCGAGAAATTGAAATTGTTAATTTGAATGAGATAGCCAAGGTTGGATGTATGAATTTGAAAGTTGGTGGTTATGGTGGGTTTATTAGTGATGAACACCAGAAATTTCGTTCAGAATGTGCAAATAAAGCTTTAAAAGAAAAAAGGGAAAGGGATAAAGACTTCAATAAAGAATGGTTAAAAAAGATGAAAGAGGGGGTTCAAAAAGCTATGGATAGTGGTAAAATGACTAACATTAAAGATAATTATGATTGGACTGGTAAAACTCATAAAGAAGAAACGAAAAAGAAAATGAGCAAACCTAAGAATAAAGGTGATAGTAACTCCCAATTTGGGTCTTGTTGGATAACTAATGAAAAAATGAATAAGAAAATAAATCGAGATGACGTTATACCAGAAGGTTGGCGATTAGGTCGAGTAATGAAAAGTATCATTGGAAGGTGATACCTAAACAGTGTGATAATATCGATTAAAGCGCACAGTTTTGTAATATAGCTCAGCGGTCAGAGCAGCCTCCTGATGTGGGGAAAGTCGATGGTTCGAATCCATCTATTACAACAAACCATCGCAAGATATAGTTGCAACATTTATTGATAATGGTCTAGAACGTTATCTTTAGATATATCAAACGATGGTCCGATGTAGCTCAGTGGTTAGAGCATCCCCCTCAGAAGGGGAAGGTCGGGGGTTCAAATCCCTCTGTCGGAACAAAGTATCATCGGAAGGTGATACCTAAACAGTGTGATAATTACGTATAAAGCGCACAGTTTTTGCGAGATAACTCAGAGAGTAGAGTGGCCCCGTGCAAGGGGAGAGTCGGGGGTTCAAGTCCCTCTCTCGCTACTAATATTGCGGTGTAGTCAGTAGATGGAAGCTTGCGAGGCTCATAACCTCGTGCCGAAAGGCCCCACGGGTTCGAGTCCCGTTGCCGCTACTAAATTGCGTTAAAGTGTAAAGGTTGCATTTCGACCAATAACGTTAAATAATATGAACTTTTACATAATTCTTTATATTTATATAAAAAGTTTAAATTATGGAATGTTTAGTGTGCGAGTTAAAATTGGGTAAGGGTAGAAGAAAATTCTGTTCAGATGATTGTAGAAAACAAAATAGAATTTTACAATATAAAAAAACTGGTAATCCTAATTCTTATTCAAGACAAGTGTCTAAACATAGGTTTCGTAAATTTAATCTTATTGAGTTACGTAATAATAAAGGGTGTGAAGAATGTGGTTATATTAAAAATATAAGTGCGTTAGATTTTCATCACTTAGTTCCAAAAGAAAAAGATTTTACGTTAGATGCTAGAAATTTAGCTAATAGGGGTTGGGAAGAAATTTTAGTCGAATTTAGTAAATGTAAAATTCTTTGTGCTAACTGCCATAGAGAAGAACATAACCCAGATTTAAATTTTAAGGATAGGATTAAATTTGATGAAATTGGTGAAAAAATAAAAAAAGAATCTAAATGTGTGGAATGTAATGTGAAAATTCATAATACCGCAAGTAGATGTAAAAAATGTTTTGACATGTCAAGACGAAAAAATGATAGACCAAGTAATGTAATATTGCTTGAAGATATTAAAGAATTAGGGTATAGTGGTACTGGTAGAAAATATGGTGTTAGTGATAATACTATAAGAAAATGGGTTAAAAACTCATAAACTCTACGGGGTGGTTCGAATCCACGATACGCTACTTTGGAAGTTTAGTAAGTTTTTCCTTAAAAACAACTTACAAATTATATATCGATAAGTAATTGCCTTGATGGTTGGCTGTAAATAAATTATCATTATGGGTGAGTAGCTCAGTGGGCCAGAGCGGTTGATTGTTAATCAAAGGGCCTTTATAGGTTTACGTGGGTTCGAATCCCACCTTGCCCTCAAATCTTAATAATTATGGAAAAATGTAGTTAAAGAATTGGTTCAAAATTTAAGAGCCAGTGGGATTAACGTCACATATTATGATAATCCAAGTAAAGAAAAGATTGAACGTATTAATAAACGTTTGGTAGAATTAAGAAAAAGAAATTCCTTTTAGTCCCTGAAGAAATTCAAACTTTAAGGTGCAATCTTCAATAGCTCAGTTGGTTAGAGCTAAAATTCTTCTCTCGTATAAAGGTTATTACGGGTGACTGTTAATCACTTTATCTAGGTTCGAGTCCTAGGGGAAGAGAGTTGTCGATATTAATCCACTTCCACGTAGTGACAACTGGTAATAGATGAATTCATCTAGCTAGGAGGTTAATAAACGTTCATTAAGTATCTTGGTGATTATATCAAGATACTTTTGGGATGTCTTAGGTTTAACATAAGTTTGGCTACTTGTATCGATAATACATAAATCAATCTTTAAATCATGACAGGCTTTTGATTTAGATATATCATTCTCTTGAATCTTTTGTAATTTATTGTTACCATATATAGGTTCATAATGAAAGATACCATTGTTTTAGAGTTGTTAAATTCTTCTTGGGTATATAATGGTTTCATAAAGTTATTTATTTATAAATATGTTAACATTTATAAAAGACGTTTTCGAGTCCTAGGGGAAGAGCAAAATGGAAGGGTGACAGAGTGGTAATTGTGCCAGTTTGCTAAACTGAGGCTGGGCGTGAAAACCCACGAGGGTTCGATTCCCTCTCCTTCCGCAATTATAATGGAAAATATTCTACTAAAAACACGTTATAGTGGAAAATATTTGTAAATTATTATAAATTTTACCGTTATAACGGAAAAAATTCTATAAAAAGTGCATTATAATGGTAAAAAATGCAAATTATTGCACTTAAATACCATTATAACAGTATAAAGTGCAACTTATTGCACTTAACGATGTATAATATCTCATTCATAGATATTAATATTATAAAATAGTGAATGTCATTCAAATTGCCTCCGTAGCACAACTGAATAGTGCAACACCCTTCTAAGGTGTCGGTTATAGGTTTGAATCCTATCGGGGGTACAAATTATGTTTCATAGTCGAATAGTAAGTTTTAACCTGTCATAGGTGATATGAAACATAACAAAATGGGGTATAACCAGCATGCCTGATACGCATGACCAAGGTAGCGGTTGAAAACGAGGGTTCGAATCCCTCCGCCCCAACAAAATGCTGGTGTAGCGGTGGGAGCTTATATCTCCTATACCCGTAGAGGTTCTTGAGATAGCATCAAACAAGGGTTCGAACCCCTTCTCCAGTACAAACGGGTCCATATCGGCTCTGGCTCATAACCAGTTGAAACCGTAATTGGTCACATGTGGGTTCGATTCCCTCTGGGCCCACTTTATTAAATTTGTTGATATTTATATAAAAACAATATAAATATGGCAAATTTAAAAATTTCTGAAGAAGAATTTAAAACAGCAGCTGACTTAATCGGTTGTGAAGTAGCAGTTATAAAAGCTGTTGCAAAGATTGAAAGTAACGGAAGCGGTTTCAATGCAGATGGTACCCCAAAAACACTTTTTGAGGGACATTGGTTTCATAAATTAACAGATGGTAAGTACTCAAACGATTCTAGATATGAATCTATTTCATACGCAAAATGGACTCGTAAGTGGTATGGCAATCAAATAGTTGAAAAACAAAGATTAGATTTAGCTGGTTCTTTGGATAGAGATGCAGCGTTACAATCAGCAAGTTGGGGGGCATTTCAAATTATGGGATTCAATTATAAGTTATGTGGATTTAATACAGTTCAAGAATTCATTAATGCAATGTATAAAGGTGAGGGTACGCAATTATTAGCTTTTATAAATTTCGTTAAATCTAAAAAATTAGATGATGAATTACGTGATAAAGATTGGGCCAAATTCGCTTACTACTACAATGGTTCAGGTTATGCAATAAATAAGTATGACGAGAAAATGAAAGCGGCTTACATAAAATTTAAAGCTGAAGAGGTGGAAGAATTAAAAAAAAAGTAAAAGCGAAAGCTGAAGCTTTAATTATTGTTAAACCAAATGTTAATTGGATTAAAAAATTCTGGGAATCAATATATAATTGGAAAAGATAGAAATATAAGTGGAATCAAAAATTAGATAGAATAGTAAATTTTGATGATAATAAAAATAATTCAATCAGAATTCTATACCTGTTAAAATAAAAAGATAAAAATACTTTGTTTTTTAAAAAACATTTCGTATATTTGCATCATGAGAATAAAAGAAGATTGTCAAGTAATTTATTTGGATAAGGATGATTTAACAGCACATGGAGCTATTATGGTCTTTGATGACGTAGGTCTTTTTGATTTTATATTCACAACTAAAAGCCCTATCTTGAAGGCTGATATAGTTATCTTCAAAAATAATGGTAAATACAGAGTATTAAAAAGTAGATATTAAAATGATAATAATTAAATACGTAACTTTAAAAAAACATGAGCGATTTTAGGTACACCTAAAATTAATCATGAATGAAAAAAGTAAAACAAAGTAAAAAAAGATGGGCTTGGACTGAGGCGCAAATAAGAAGATATTGGTCAAGAGGTAGTTGGTATACACCACCAAGTTGGTTTAGAGAAAATTATCATAGAGCTAACAGGGCATATGAAAGAGCTAAAATAAACAAAATTTTAAATGGTCATATCGATGAGGATTCTTACATAGGAACCAAATATCACCCTAGTAGTGCTAAATGGGACTGGACATGAGCATCCATCGAAACCGAGCCAAATTTAATAAGGCTTTAACCAGTATGGAATATACTAGGTTAATGAAAATGGAAAATGTTTATTGCATAATCTGTGTAAAAAGAGCTGGTAATTATAACGCATCATGTCACCCATCAGTATTCAACCCTAGAGGTTGGAGGTGGCGTAGAAAAAGAAATTGGAAAAATAAAAGAAAAACACAATGGAAAAATTAATAGATAACACTTCATAGGATTCAATTGCGACAAGTAATTGAAGAATATGAATGCCAAATTAAGAATATGGAGAGTAGTGCCTACCAGTAAGACTGGTGCCAAAGCTCCCTACTTCTTTGTAGAAACAGAGAAGTTCGAATTGGAAGACGCAGTGATAGAAGCTAATAATTTAGCTAAACAAAACTGCACTTTATCTAGGTTTGATAACTGGAATTTTTCCGTTACCAAACAAAGGGTGAGAAAGGATGTTTTAGGAAGATACTGGAAGTATCACCAATAAAATGTCAGACTGGGTGGGGCAAACCAGCTAAAAAACCCCCGATATTAAACAGGTAATATTCCTGAGTAAGTGTGGCGGTGAAACATCTACCATAAGTGTAT